GTACTCAACAGGGGGATCTTTTCACCGCTTGTGCCAAGTTCTCTTAAACCAAGGTTTAGGATTGAAATGATGACGCAGGAAACTTTTTATAAAGCGTGGAAACAGCAACATCATAGATGATTGCAACCTGCTTACGGGGGATGCCATTCTCCAGCAATCGACGCATTTGCTGCCATGTTTCTTCTTGGTATTTAGGCCGACGGCCTCCTATTCGACCTTCTGCGCGAGCTGCATCAAGTCCAGCGCGTGTACGTTCAACGATAAGCTCACGTTCCATTTCTGCCAGCGCCCCCATTACGTGAAAGAAAAAGCGCCCCATTGGTGTACTGGTGTCGATGGAGTCAGTGAGACTCCGGAAGTTAATTCCTCTGTCACGCAGCTCCTCCACCAGCACAACCAAGTGACGCATGCTGCGCCCAAGACGATCTAACTTCCATACGACCAGGGTGTCACCTCTGGAAAGCATACGCAAAACCTTTTTTAGCCCAGGGCGTTCAGCCTTTTTGCCGCTCGCCTTATCCTCAAAAATTAGCTCACATCCTGCGCTTTCAAGAGCGTTTCGTTGTAAAGCAGTGTTTTGTTCATTTGTTGATACGCGTACATAGCCTATTAGCATATTTTCTGCTCACTATCGTTATTTATAGCAAGCTGCGGATTTTAATTAACAAAAACCAGTATGTGTGGAAATCACAAAGTACATACCGTTTCCCAATGATATTTAATTCACTATTAAGGAAATAGTTATGTGTGATTTCACAATAATGCTCCTCTCCATCCTTGGCGGGGTGCATTCGTTTCTGAATGGGGTTCGTGAAAAACGTTACGAAGCGTCATGCAGGCAATTGATGGCCGAGTGTATTGCTGCCGTACTTGCAGGCTTTATAGGCATGTATTTCGCGGAATATAAGGGTATGGATGAAAGTCTTCAGAATTGCGTGACTATTATTTGCAGCATCAATAACAGGCTCATTCTTGAAAAGTTACAAAGGATTATCGATTCGTACCTCAATAGAAATGCCTCTTAAGCAACAAATGACCGGTTGAGAAGTTACTTTGCATACCATTACCTCCTGACAACGTAGGAGGGAACTTGTGCTTGACACACAGGAATTAGCTCCAGTTGCTATTGCGCTCCTGCTTTCAGTAATTGGTGGGATAGGCACGTTCCTGATGGATGTCCGAGACGGTCGCCAGTCTGGCAATTTGTTGGGATTGGTTACGGAGATCTTTGTTGCAGTGACAGCTGGCGCGGTGGCGTACCTATTGGGGCAACACGAGGGCTGGGAGTTATCAATTACGTACTTAATGGTAACGATAGCCAGCAATAACGGTCATGAGGTGATTTCAGGGATGAAACGAGTGAATATCGATAGCATTCTGAATGTTCTTACAAGTTTGGTGAAAAAGGGAGGCGGGAAATGATTGGCTGGGGTGTATGCGTTCTTGCGTTAGCCTTAGCCGATCGCTATTTGCTAAAACGCAAGGACATCACGCATTTAGAACTTGGTGATGTGGAAATTAAACCGGGTTTCATCCGGGTGCCGTTCAAGTACCGGTCTAAATTCCCGTTTTTGCGCGGCGCAACGGTCAGATATTGGATCCGCGATGTTCAGAAGCCGACGACAGTGATTGAAGGTGAACAACGTTGTCTGACGTCGGCTGAACAGGGCGAAAACAGTGAATGGTTGTACATACCCACTGAATATATGGGTAAAGGAGAGCGACTGTGGCATTTCAACGTCATGGTTACGCATGGCGACTCGTTCATTAACCCGTTGTATCGGATTTTCCCTGTTACTCAGCAAATCCGCAGAAGTTACGTAATAAATCTCGCACAGGATGTGTCAGATGACGAAAAATAAGTATGCAACGGTCGATTTTGACCAGGTTAATGAAAAGGGGCTGAAATCCCTTATCGCGGCGATCAATAAAACCGGTGTTACGGTAATTGAGGTTGACTCCAGCAACCGCGCAACAACGAAAGATGGCGTTAAAGTTAAAACCGCAAAGCTGGTTCTTAACGACGGACAAATTCTTGCCATACAGGTAAACGATACTGGCGATATATCGTCTGTGAAACTGAATGGAAAAGCTATTCCTAACGCTCAGTCGCCGGATATCAAGACGCTTGGTACCGTCATGGGACAGGCGGCCCGCAAAAACTCCGCAAAATTCCAGAAATCACTGATCGCCAAAGCGAAGCGTGTTGCCAATCCGGTAGACAAGAAACCGGCAGTTAAATCCAACTTTCAGCGCCTGCAAGAAGCAAAACAGCGGAATGCTCAGGTGGTTGCCGCTTATAAGTCCGCGCAGAATTCGGTGTCTTTCAATCAACAGCAGATCACTGATTTGCGGGCGAAGCTGGATAAGGAGACGGGCCGACTCAATAACGAAAAGGCACGGAATGGCGAACTCAAACGTCGTCTTAAGCAACTGAAAGCAGGAAATTAACATGGAACAGTTAAATATCAATAAAGGGGTGACGATCAAGCCTGGGCTTGACGTGCTTCCCCCGCCAGTGACTGATGATGAATATCGCGCATTAATGGCCGGTGAGGACCGCTATCTGATGACGGAATCCAACACCCTGGAGGAAATCGAGGCTACGTTCTTCTATGACACGCCGATCCACTGGTGTGCTACGGATTTACTGGAGGCGATTAGTTCTACTCGTTTGCAGTTACACCGGACCATGCAGGCATTTGTCCGGGCATTGAACCAGAAGCTGAATGGTACCGGAATCTCTGCGGGGAGTGATAAAACGGGGGAGGTGGCCCAGAGCGGCGCGCGCGCGATCGGCGGTGCTGAAATTGGCCGGGCACGTAACGTTAACGGGCTGCCGGTCCTGCCAGCCATTATTCCGCTCAGTGATGGTCAGACTATCAGCATTCTGTTTCATAGCCCGACAGCGGAAAACCGGATCACCAATAGCGATACGCTGGTTGCTTTCCAGTTCTTACTGAATAAAAAAGACGTTACTCACACCGTTGCTCCGATGAGTGGACGTGATATGACGCTGGCGCAGGTCACCATGAAACTTGCCAACCTTGCAGAGAAAAACTCGGCAAAATTCCAGCGTGCGCAGAAGAAGAAAAAAGCCCTGGTTGATGAAATAACCCAACTACAGGCTGACAGTGACCAGAAAGAGGATGCCATGAGCGACCTCGCGGATCAGGTGGCAGCGGTAGAAGGGCAGAAGGTAGATCTGGAGCAGAAAATTAACGCTGTTGCATCGGAAGCGGATTCTCTTTATGAAGAGAATGAGCGTTTGCAGACGGAGATTGATCAGCTCAATCGCACAGGTGGGCGCGATACCATTGATCCAGCGGGGATGACTGGTGGGCACTCGCGCGCGCTGACGGATCGCCTTGCCAGTATCAAAAATCGTATGCATATGAACGGGGAAGTGACGCTCAGTAATGGTGCATCAATGAAGCAATTCATTGAGGACGGTGAAGGGTATATCCATTTAACCGATTCGGATGGCAGCGTGTACATGATCAAGGCTAAATCCATACAGGGTGTGGACATGGCAGATGCGATCGGCAAGCTGTTTAAAGCCTATAAAGCGGGTAATGTATCGGAATACCTGGTCCAACCAGAAGAACATAAACCGGAAAACGTCGAACCTGAACCAGCGGAGGATACCGGTAGCTCTTCGCCTGAACCAGAAGTCTCTGTAGGTGCATATCGATATGCCCTGCAAATGCGTCCGGCGGCCCCTGGCGCAATACCTGAAGGTAACAAAGCAATTCTGCCGCGCCCTGATGAAGGTGACCCGTATTATGAATATGCACGCTACGGCATTGCTACTTACGATACCCCGCTTTCTGATCAGCAAATGAGTGAGTACGACCTGAAGTTATTGCCTCGCGAGGATTCTTTCGACTTCCTGGCGAAGACACTTACTAATGGTCCGTTTGGCAAATATGCACAAAAAGCTCTGGAGCTGGCCACCAGCTCACCAGACGAGTTCCGCGTAATGCTGAAAACTCAGTTTCAAAAAACTTTCCCCAATATTGCGTTTCCTGGGGGCGCTGGCACCGAGAAAATGGTGCAGAGCATGATCAATGCATTGCAGGCCGAAGTCGGTGAGATTACTCAGCCAGAACCGGCCCCGGCACAGCCTGATGAAACGGTTAGCGAAGCAGATGCAGAGGCTAATAAAGCCATTGAATATCTCAATAACGTGATGGATATGCAAAGCACTGACATGGCGGAGATCCGTAACGCCCGGGGCAATGTCCGGGAAGCGATTGCAGCCCTTCAGGCTGCCGGACGTTTTGAGGAAAACGAAGAGCTGGTTAACGGCGCAGCTCGCCACCTGGCTGATCTGTTGGTAGCAATCCAGAAAGCGGGGGTAGCGGCATGACACTATCAGCTATTGAGTTAATGGATCTCAGCGATAAGTTGGATGCTCTGATGTCCAAAGCGGCTACCGCGAGTGGTATGGAGTTGCTGGATATCAGCGATGAAATTGACCAGATCATGCAACAGATGGGGTACGGCGCGTCCGGCGGTGGTAGTGGCGAGGAAAAACAACCTTCGGAACATGATGGTGTGCCAAAACTGGTTGCTGATTTCCTGGCTGATAAATTCGTCGATCAGAGCACAGATGCATTTATCGGTACCTTGCAGGACTTGAGTCAATATGTTGGCACATACATCGACCTGGACCAGGTTAAACAGCACACGGCGGCATGGATAGCCGCCAACATTAAAGAGGCAGCATAAGGCGTAACAGGGATGAGCTTAAGCGATCAGGTGGTAATGGCCACCAGCATAGAAACGCTGATCGAGCTGCTAAAGAACCTGCCCGATTATGGGCGGGTTTCGTATGTGGTGACAGCGAAGGGAGACGAGGTAAAAACAGCGTTTGATATCGTCGATGCCTCAGTTCTTTTGGTATCCAATACTCTGGATGGGAAAATTAATCCAGACTATCCCCAGGAACTTCAGCCGCGCGACCGGACCCGCGCATCCAGCCTTCTTCAGGTCAACCAGATATCCAAGGATTTGCGTCCTGCCCAGCTTACCGATTCCGGTTTATCCAGCCATGGCGCGCCAATAATTGGTGAGGACAATGCCGTTGAGTCAGGTAATGGGCGGACCATGGGGATCATTAAAGCCTATCAGGACGGTAATGCGGATCGGTATCGGGAGTACCTGATTGAACATGCGACCGAATTCGGAATACGACCTGAAAAGGTTGAATCAATGACGGCTCCGGTACTGGTGCGCCGCCGGTTAACGAAGGTTGACCGCGTTCAGTTTGCCAAGGACTCAAATATTTCTGATCTTCAGGAAATGGCAGCCAGTGAAAAGGCTTTTATTGATGCCGACAGCATAACACCGGCGATGATGGCGTTGTTTAACCCGTCAGAAAGTGGAGATCTGCTTAGCCGCAGTAATGACGCGTTTATTCGCGGATTTATGACGCAAGTTGGTGCCACACAGGCGGCTGGCCTTGTAACGGAAGATGGGCGACCAACACGGCAACTTGTAGACCGTATACAAAACGCGATCTTTGCCAAGGCATATAAGGATGCGCGTCTGGTAAGGATGGTTGCAGAAGAACCTGATCCGGATATGCGTAATGTTCTGACGGCGCTTAATGCGGCAGCCAATGATTTTGTCCAGATGCAGGCTTTATCAGGAGAAGCGCACAAGCAGGCTGTGACAACTATTGTTGATGGCATTGAGACAGCGGATAGCCTCGATAAAAAGGCGCTGGCGGCATTGAAAGATGCGGTAGACCTGGTAAGGCAATCGAAGGAGTCAGGCCAGCATATTACCGATGTTATTGCTCAGGGGGATATGTTCAGCGAAACGGCCCCGGAAGTGAAAGCACTCGCGTTGTTCATCGTCGCGAATAACCGTAGCGCGAAGCGTATGGCCACCGCCTTTAAGTTGATGGCTCAACGTATCAATGATGAGTTACAGCACCAGGGCCAGGCGCTGGGGGATATGTTTGGCGGCGGCGATGTGTCGTTACAGGATATCCTTCGCCAGGTGTCTCAGGAACTGGAAAACGAAGGCATGCAAGGGATATCCGGCGGTCTTTTCGAGTCCGTTTCCGGCGGTAGTCACAACGGTGTTGCTCCGTATACCAGTTTGCTATTACATCGGGCATCCGGCATCAAAGACATTATTCATCTGATCAGGCTGCTTTCCCGCACAGATCCCCAGGATGAACAGCTTGTACAAGTGCTTGCGCATTTTGTCCGAATGCCTGTTGCCGACGTAAAAAAATGGTGCCGATTATTCGGTATCAGCAATTCGTTACTTCGCGGCTTGTTAAATCACGCATCCTCCCTTGGGCGCGATGGCTTTGACGAGATAGCGCAGGCGATAAAAAACGGAGATATGCCACCAGCTATTGACTGGTTTTCCATTCGCCCAACCAGGGTGAAAGCATTCCTTAGCGCGGCGCATTCGGCATCACCATTGGCAGAAATGGTTCAGAGGTTGTCGCTCATATTCACAGACCATACCGCGTTGGGTGATCTGACTCTGGACGAGATGAAAGAAGCCTCCATTCAGTGGGCCGATCAACAAAATGAGGTTAACTCTGACTTCTTGCCAGCATTCAGGAAGGCCGTTAGTAAAGCGGATGATGCCCGTGGAATTCTGAAGGCATTTAAGGCATTGCAAAGTCGGGTTAATAAACATGTCGGTGATATCGATGGGGTAACGGCGGAAGGCAGGGATATCCTTAAAGAGCACGGCATAACGCCAGAGTTTATTGATGAGATCAGGACGGATATGCAGCGTGAGGTCGTATCGTCCCTGCAAATCGTAGCCAGAGCGTTGGCGGATGCTAATCCGAAGAGTGCGGCCATTGTTAACCGGGTTATTGGTGATATTGAAGCATCGGAGGGCATGGGGGCGCTGAAACTCTTCCTTTCGCGAGCGTTTAATCCTAACGGCAATATTCTCCCTGGCATTATTGGTGAGGCTAAAAAGTATGTCAGTGAAGAAGAACTTGAGCAGCTTGACCAACTACTTAAGCGATTCTCATATAACCCGCAGATACGCTGGCAAATGAATCAGCGAAGTATGGGTTCGGTCCACGAGAAAGTGTTATCTGCCATGAACAGTGCGATCGCAAACTCATCCGTATCTGAAGAAAAAGCTCTTGAGTGGGCCGACTCTTTTATCACGGAAGAAGTGGAAGAAGCCCGCGCTGGACAGAATGGTGGGATAGACCTGCGCAAGGAACTTGCTGATATTTATCGCCTGACCGGCGGGAAAATATCGACCTTATCAAAGGTGGTTCACCACCAGGGAAGGGCATATGCAAATCTTAATGGTGTTGTTGCTGTCAATTTGAACGATGAAAATGCAAGTGCACTGTGGCACGAGCTGGGTCATCATCTTGAGTACAGTAACCCTGGTTTGTTAGAGAAAGCCCGGTCATTCCTGAAGGCCAATGTTGAAGGGGATAAGCCATCTTTCGTCAATATCGGTGGGCGTGGCAAGCCTGAATGGTGCTTCAGATCTCGATTGAGTAATATTTATATGGCGAAGGTATACCCGCCAGCCTCAGTAAGTAACACCGGGAAAATTCGGCAGAAATCACCGACTATTTCCAAAACGTCAGCAACGGAAGTATTCTCTATGGCTCTTCAGTTGTATCATGACAAAGAGGCCGCTGCCGCATCACTGATGAATGGTGACGGATTGCTGGAACTGTTATTAGGTGTGGCAAAGGAGCTAAATAATGCAGATTAAAATCGCAGCGCCATTAGGTGGAGATGCCATTATCGAATTTGATGATAATGAAGAAGTTTCCGGGCGTTTAAGCATTATCTCCGGTGACATTACCGAGGACATGATCGCTGAAGCCATAGCTGGGGCAAATCCCAATAGCTATATGGGATTCGTTAACACCCTTGATGCTCCCGCAAGTGATGTTCTCCGAACGCTGCATCTTTACGCTGGCTGGTTTGTTGATTGGCCAGCAGTAGATGGTGGCGATGAGGACGACGACGATGATTTTGGTGATCATGTAGACCAGATCGTATATTGAAGAAATCCCGCCAATCGGCGGGATTTTTACCTCACGAGAAGCTTTTTTCTGATGTCAGCCAACAGTGCTCGTGCAAATCTCTTGGTGGTTTTTCGACAAATGCCTCTTCAGCCACATCCTGCCAGGGGATTTGTTTAGCCCATTCAGTTATAGCGTTATGGTTTGCCGAGAATAACGGTATTGTATAGGCCTTCAGCCAGTCTAATGTGCTGGAGTTGTGTTTTTGAGCGTGATGTTTCGCATGGTGTTTGGCGATCACGATCGTAGGCACTACCCATTTACTACCGTCAGTCATTGTGAAGTGCATATTACGGGGAACAGATGACTTTTCCATCAACTCCCGAATCCCGGGGAATTTCCCCAAGATCAATCGGCGATATTCATCGCTATTGCGCCCACCAAACTCTTTGGCTTTGAATTCAAGATATGCTTCAGAAACGAGAGGTGAATCCTCTGTGTTTAGAGTTATCGCCGTGAAAAAACCAGCAGGATTGTTTTTACTATGGGCCAACCGGTGATGCGAATCATAAAAGTACCCTTTCTCGCGTTCCGATGGTTTCGACAGCAACAGCAGGCGCGAGTCATAATTGGTTAAATTGCCAGTTATCACTGCATGAGCGCGATCGCTGATTTCCGCCGAGTTAATAGCGATGAAAAGATCGTGCGGTCCAGTAAAACCAGCCAGAGACTCTTCGTTATTCAGACAATAGGTTATATAGACGCATCCCCATGTTTCACTGATATGCACCAACCCTTTGTCAGGGTGTATTCTGAAATAATTGCCAAGAAAAGGGTGTTTTTGGGTAACTCGCTCCCAATAACGGAACATATAGTCAATTATTGTTTTTCGACTATCGTTAATCGCAGGAGAAACAACCACTGTACGGGAACACGAATACAGTATTGTTTGCAGGATGCTAATCACTGCCACAATAGAGGTTTCCCCAATACCATGTGGTGTGGTGGCAGTGACTTTGGCTCCGGTGTTCTTTATCGCGTTAATAATTTTTGCTTGATGAGGTGTTAACTCAATATCAAGCAACTCTTTTGCTGCCAGTTCCCAATTGTCTTTATACCGTTCTATCAGTGCTAACCAGGCAGATTCATTCTGTATACGATTAATCACTTTCCACCTCTTCCGTGGTGTTTTCTTGCAGTTCTGTTAATGCAGCACGACATAGGTTCCGGGCATTGGCTATAGCCACACTTTTGACTTCATCCGTCATCGTGCAGGTAATGTACTGATCGAGTTCTTCAGCGCGGATGATGCTTTTGCCAATCAGAAACTGTATTTGCCATAGCAGATCGGCATCCATAATCAGAATTTCTGCCGGGCCTTCAGGGCCAGCCGGGAAGGAAACATAAGACTGTTTGCCCAGGCCGACAATTCGACAACTTGCTTCAAGAATTGCGCGCTTGAGGTCTGACTTTATAACGGAAACAGGTTGATTCTCACCAGTGATTACGCCGTTGACATGGAAAGGCATGTAGCTTGAAATACGCTCCACTTTCCACACGCCAGCAAGCGATCCTTCATGCAGCACAATGGGGGTAACCGCGAGTTTCATCTCACCATATAACTGCTGGCAGATAGCTGGATTGCTGAATACATCTAAAGGCTCACATTCAAACAGCGGCGCAATCTGCATGAGGTCCATCATGGTCATCCCTGGGGTACGAGCAGTAATGAATTTGCGCATACCAGTATCCATTGCGCTCCAGATTGCTACACCATGCTTTTTGCTCACTTCTTCAGTAAAGCCAAGGTGGCACATGATGGTTTTTTCGATAGCCAGATCGGAGATAGAAACCTTTTCGCCAGGTACACCATCATTATTGATGGTCACTTCGACACTCTGACCATTACGCAGGCGGTATTGAATTGCTTTAGTATTTTCCACGTTAAATCACTCCACTACAAACCAGTCACATGCCAGTAAGTCGCCTACAGAAGGAACCCACGGAACAACTACACCTTGTGCATTTTTTAAGGCGAAATAAGCACCATATGGAACGAGGTCGCCGGGGAAATATCCCTTAATGGCTTCCATTCGTGCCGGGTACTGTCCTTCAGGAACCAGCCAGCAGAATTGGTTTTCGCCGTTCCACCCGCGTCGAGCAACTTTCTTGCCATCCTTCAGCCACATCAGCGCGTCAGAAAAGTCGGCTGCTTCAATGTCGATTTCTTCTTGTAGAGTAGCGATACCGCCAGCAGAAATAGTTACGTCCCTGGCTGTAATGAATGTCACCCCATTGTGACCTTCAATGCTGAGCGATACCCCATTTTCGAAGAAGTCGTTAGTCCGACTAAAGCCTTCTTCAAATGTTTTTTCTGGTGAATAGGACAGAGATCCGTCCTCATAAGCGACCAGATATCCGCCAATTTCTGGTCGGTGTTTTTGCAAAAACATTTTATCAACATGGACTTTTACCCCTTCTGGCTCAACGACTTCGATGTTGCAAAAAAGGACCACATCCATTAGGGCGATAATTTCGATATCTTTGATTTTTGAGGCGCGAACTGTTTTATGGCTTTTGTATTTTGGAAGTGCCGTCAAAAGCTCTTTCGTTGTCATGTTATTCATAGTCTTTCCTCTGCTTAAAACCTGATGTATTGCGCCTTCAGGTGGGTCAGGAATGTTTTCCCACCAGCGAAAGCAATATCTCGGGGTGTTCTTTTCGTGAAAAGCGCGTGCCATTGCCAACTTTGGCGTTTTTTAGCGAGTTCGTGCTTTTGTTGGCGTTTGGACCACCGCTTTTCTTTCAGTCGTTTTTTACACATTCAAAACGGAATATCGTCGTCAAAGTCCATTGGAGGTTCGTTATTGGCGTTGCTCTGAGGTTTACCGCCACCGCTGTATTGCTGGTGGTTTTGAGGTTGGTTTGATTGCCCCCAGCCATTTGAGGACTGTGAATCGTCACGGCGAGCGCCGATCATTTGCATGGTGCCGCCCTGGCTGACGATAATTTCTGTCGTGTAACGTTCTACACCGGCGTCATCTGTCCACTTACGGGTTTTAAGTTTCCCTTCGATGTAGACCTGAGAACCTTTTCGTAAATATTCACTCGCAATTTCAGCAAGTTTTCCGAACAAAACGACTTTATGCCATTCTGTTTGCTCTTTCTGTTGGCCCGTTTGCTTGTCGCGCCATGATTCATTCGTTGCGATGCTGAGTCTTCCGACCGCTCCGCCATTTGGTATATACCTGATCTCCGGGTCTTGCCCCAGGGTACCAATCAGGATGACTTTGTTTACACCGCGTTGTGCCACTTATCTTACCTAATAAAATAAATTAATTAGAGCAATAATGTATATCTTTGAAACGTAGCTAACAAGTGATTTGCATTATCCTGTGCCTTCTAAAGGGATCGAGTCAGTCGGTATTGGCTGTGAATGGGTGTTTGTCCTGGAGCGTAAAAAATTCGCTTATGAGGTCTTTATGAAGGGAAAAACAGCCGCAGGAGGCGGTGCAATTTGCGCTATCGCGGTGATGATTACCATCGTGATGGGTAATGGCAATGTGCGAACCAACCAGGCGGGGCTTGAGCTTATCGGAAACGCTGAAGGTTGCCGACGTGATCCATACAAGTGCCCGGCGGGTGTATGGACTGACGGGATTGGTAATACACACGGGGTAATGCCTGGCGTGCGAAAAACCGACCAGCAAATCGCCGCTGATTGGGAAAAGAATATCCTGATCGCTGAACGCTGTATTAACCAGCACTTCCGGGGCAAAGACATGCCCGATAATGCCTTCAGCGCAATGACAAGCGCGGCATTCAATATGGGATGCAATAGTTTACGGACCTACTACAGCAAAGTGCGAGGCATGCGAGTCGAAACGTCCATCCACAAGTGGGCGCAGAAAGGGGAATGGGTGAATATGTGTAACCATCTCCCTGATTTCGTGAACAGTAACGGCGTCCCCCTGCCCGGGTTAAAGATTCGCCGTGAAGAAGAACGCCAGCTTTGCCTGACGGGGCTTGTCAATGAATAAACTCCGGCAGCTCCGCCGACTTTCGACAATGAAGTTATCGCTGGCGGCGATAGTTTTTGACTCGATTTTCATGGCGGTATATGTGCTCAATGAGACGTGGCCACTGGAACCGCTATTGTATGCCGGGCTTCGGCTGTGCCTGACATTTTTGAGCATGGCTGCGAGATTGATGCAGCAGAAAGAAACCGCTTCAGATTGTCCACGCCGCGCGGTGCGCAAATATATGGCACGCAGGCGAAGGCGATAATAGTTAACGAGAACCCCGGCAGCTGCCGGGGTTATTTTTGGTGGTTATTTAAACGGATTGATTGAATTATTAAACGTGATGATGCTTGTCTCACGCGGTGCCTGGACGTTAGCCGCTTGCGGAACCTCCTTAATTTTCTTGGTGACAGGCAAGTTGCGTGCGCCAACTTTGATCAGAGATTCGAAAAGTGTGGCAACGATTTTTGCATCACCAGGTTCTTTGAGGCGGAATGCGTCTTTTTGGGCGGCGGAGACGAAGATCGGGAGGTTATCCAGTTCGTCTTGCATTGCTGCCAGCACATCGTCGCGGATACCCGCTGTTTTCTCCAGCAAAGCGATTCGCGCTTCAGCATCTGCGATCTTGGCCATTGCTTCGAGGTGGCGGCCCTGGCTTTCGAGTAGTGCAGTTTCCAGTTCTGCCGTACGCTCTGTCGCCTCCACCATCATTTCCAGTTCAGCCATTTTGCCGTAATGGGATATAACTGCCTGCACTGACTCGTCGGAGTACCCATGCGCCGCCAGGGACTCTGCCAGTAAAGATTTAGAATCCGCGCTTTCAAACATTCCGGCGCTGGCAGGATGATCCAGACTGATATAGTTCGGCGTTGTCACATAATCCACACCATGGAAGCTGGTGGTTACAGCGATTTTCCCGGACTCACGCCCGCCAGTGGCCCAGCTCCAGCCACCAGCTCGGCTTTCGATCATCGCGGCGACAATTTTACCCGGCTCTGTGTTAAGAATTTCCTGTGTATGGGTAACGATGCCGTTGTCGTCAACAGATATAGCCACTGTGCGGCACGCTGGAACATTGTCGATTACGACCGGGCGACCTTCCACCATGATCACGCTGGTTTCTGGTACTTCCAGTTTGCCAGTCAGCTGTCGGCGACCGTGACCGTAATAGCCGAAAAGCTCTCCAAGGCGTAAACCTTCCTGAGTTTCCTTGCTTTCAAGCATGGTCTTGACCGCGCTTAATACATACTGTCGCCCGTTCTGGCGACCTTTTCGAGCATTGCTATAGAGACAAAAGCGGTCAGTGACCGTTTTCAAAACATCAGTCATTATCGTTTCCCTCTTTAAAGACCGATTCAAGGATTTGCGCCAGTTCCTGTGGCGGTGTTTTGATGATGGAATCCATCAGGTGATCGTCGTCCTCGCTTTTCGCTTTCAGTTCGTTCACCAGTGCTTCAGAGATTTTTTCGTCAATCTCCAGCACATCGCTAAACAGGTAACGTTTGAATGCATCCGAATTGGCGAGGACGCTGTTATTGCTGACGGCATCGAGGATTTGCGTAACGATGGTGGCATAGTTCGCCTGCGAGTCGCGGTTATCGTTGTGCTCTTGTTGCAGAGCGGTATTAACGGAGTGGAATTCGATTTTGTACGGGCGATCACCTTCCGGGTACACCTTGCCGTACTTGAAAGCAAGATGAATATCGATAGCCCGCTGAATGAACTCTTCTACGCCCTGCTGGATCCATGAGGCGCGCATGGCGGCCTGAATTGCCGTGCGCAGGAATCCACCTTCACCAAGCCCGCCGGACATTTGATCTGCCCACCCCAGGAGGGTGTAATCGAGGCCAAGTGCTGCCGCCAGCTGGCGCATATAAGTGAGAATGTCTTCAATGCCGTTGATGTCAGCCTGGATGGTCTGAGTATCAATCGTCATTTGCCCCTTGCCGTCGCCCATAATAGGCAGCAAGGTATTGGTCACCGTCGGCATGTTATTCGCGCCGCGTGCGCGCTTTTCCATCAGGTCAGCTGCTCGTTTAAGCGTCTGAGTAATGGTGCGTGAATAATCGGCTGCTTTTACCGGATCCAGACTATTCATCGCCAGACCGATGATTCGGTCAATTTTCGACGCATTAAAACGCGTTGCCTTCAGCGAGCGGATCGCCGAACGCAGATTCATGTACGGCTCGTAGGCGTATTCGAGCAAGCTGGTCCCGTAATTCTGGGTTTCAATCGGCGTGCGCTCTTCCGGATCATCCAGCAGGCTGTAAGCCTTATGGCCAGTGTGCACCGGCATAAGGTTTGACTTAGGCCGCCAATAGGGGATTTTCATAGGGATAATGGCCCACGGATCGGCGAAAACCATTTTCCCTGACGCGTCCTTCAGATAATCGCCGCTAAATCCCGCCAGGTTACCGCTGACCTCGAACTCTTTGATGAAGCTCGGAAGGGTGTAATAGGAGCACTCAAAAGACGTGATCCCTATTCCTTCTTTGGCGTATGGCCTGACATAAGCCACCCCAAATACAGACATGATAAATGCCCACCCGGCGACCTCTTTGTTGATGGTTCGCCCGATGTCGTTCATCAGCTCGTCACACAACGCCTGCGCGGCGTCATAGTCACTATCGTTTCCGTTATGTACCGGCACGATAGAGAAGGTTTGTCCGGTCTTCTTATCGAAAGAGAGCGCGTGCGTAATATGGATGTTCAGCGCGGTGGCGATCGTGCTGTAAACCGCCATCTCTTCGAGTAGCGGATAGCGTTGCAAGCGGTCTTCCGGCAGTTGAACTTCATCAAAGATAAAGCGACTTCCGTCCACCAGCCCATCGCCAGCCATGCCACTATCGCCCGGTTTGCCGCCTAAGAAGCCGGACAGTTGTACCGGTGCCCCTGCGCGAGAAAACAAATACCCACTTCCGCCGTGCACAGCCAGCGCGGACAGGAGGATGTTGTCCCGTTCTCCGTTGTCTTTAAAAACCCCCGCCAGCGCCTTCCTGACCGAGGATAGCGTGATTTTATTGTCTGCCAAGATTGCACCTTAATTAGAATAATTCGCATCGTGTTTGAACGGAATTTAACACTAGTCACTTGTTAAGGATTACCAATGAACAAGCTATCTATGGGGGTGTTTCGCTGTTCAAGTGTCAGCGAAATATTGAAATACATTAGGGCAATAACATCTCACCGAGCGCCGATTAAATACGGCGTGGAAAAGGTGGAAGGCAAAAGCTATGACCGACTGCGCCGGGAGGCGAATCAGAAGGCGATAGATTTGCTTAATTCGCTGGTGGACGGCGCGACACTGACAGATGAACAGCGCCAGATCCTGGCTGGGTACACCGGTGAAGGCGGCATTGGCGGGTCCGTCTCCGAATATTACACACCAAAGCCGATCGCTGAAGGTGTCTGGGAGATCATGAAGCTCTACGGCGCGGACGTAGGTAACACTCTGGAACCATCGGCGGGAACCGGCGTTTTTAATGAGACAAAACCGGTTGGTACGGTGATGACCGCGACTGAGATCAGCAGTGTTTCCGGTCGTATAAACCAGTTGTTACACCCGGAAGACAGCGTACAGATTTCCCCGTTCGAACAGCTGGCTATAAGCACACCTAACGATTCATTCGACCATGTTGTGGGTAACGTTCCGTTCGGCGGTCGTGATAACACACGCAACATCGATAAGCCTTACGCAGAAGAAACGGACATGGGTTCTTACTTCATGCTCCGCATGCTGGACAAGATAAAGCCAGGCGGATTCATGTGCGTGATTGTGCCGCCGTCCATTGTTTCAGGTTCAAACATGAAGCGGTTACGCCTGCGCCTATCACGGAAAGCTGAATTTCTTGGTGCCCACCGCTTGCCTACCGGTACTTTTGACGCAAACGGGACCAGTACAGTCGTTGATGTGGTGCTGATGCGCAAACATCCGGCAGAGATGGCTGAGAAAATCCCCCTGGTGGATGAAAGCACTCTTGAATCGGCAAATGTGCTTTGGCCAACGTTTATTTCTGGCAAGTGGTTTGAAAAGGACGGCCGCCGGTTTGTTCATGGCACCCAGGAGAAGGGATTCCAGGGGCGTATTGAGGTTCGTGCCGACGGGCAGATTGATAACCAGGCTCTTAAAGCGAAGCTGATTCATCGTATCGAAAGTCGTATCGACTGGTCTTTGCTCGATATGGCTGAACCGTCACCGACCGCAGATGTTGTTGATGAAGGGGAAATGCGCCTGATTAATGGCGTATGGCAAAAATATGCTGGTGGTCGCTGGATTGAAGCTGATGCCGGGAAGGAACTTAAGATCGATGCTGCCAGTTATGGCGCGGATAGCTGGGAGGCTCTTCAGCGTAACCTGACTACAACAGAAGGCCGTCTCGGCATGACATTTACCCAGATGGCAAATGTCCGCGATAAGTACACCACATCAATCAGCGACGATATGGTGCAGCTGGTGGACTGGATTAACAGCCAGCCTGAAAAATACCGTGAACGCTTGTATCGCGGGGCGATGATTGGCCGGATGTTAATTGAATATCAGGACATGAAGGCCGCCGGGCATAGTGCTGAACAAATCGAACAGCAGCGCCTTTCTCTGGTATCCCGTTTGCAGGCAGAGATTGACCGTTTTGGTAACCCCGGTCGCGGTCCGATAGCGAAATTATCGGGGAGCGGTGCGCGCGCCTGGTTTGCTTTCCGTGGTGCAATTAAGCTGGATGGCACTATTTCTGACGAGCTGACAGGAAAACTGGTTACGCATGATTCCAGCGCCAGTTATGACTCCACCAGCTATCAGGACACCCTGCGTTATCTCTACAGTGATCTCACTCGCGATCCAATCCAGCTCGATGATTTCCGCCTTGCGTTTACCGGCGAACTGCCAGCCAGTGATGAAGAGTTGCTTAATTTATTGGCCAGCACCCCTGGTATTGCGGTTTCACCGTATGGCGGGATTGTTCCGTTCGCCCGCGCCACCAGCGGCGACATTAACGAGATAGTGGCTCCAAAACAGGAATTCCTCGCCACACTCCCCGACGGTCCAGTAAAGAACAACGTCCTTAATCAGCTGGCAGCGATCGAAGAGAAGCGCATCAAGACGCCAGCAGAGAATATCCGCTTTAAGCTCAATAGCCGTTGGTTCGACCGTTCCGTCATTCTGGAATTTTTGCAGGAAAACGGCTATCCGGATCTTCGCTATGTGCAGTCAGTGCAGCTGGAAGGCGACGAAATGGTTTCTGACACCTATCACGGTGGTGATGGTCTGTTCGTCGGGCACCGATACGGTGTCGTCCAGCGCAAGGATAAAGAAACAGGCGAGATCCGCTACGAGTGGGACCGTAAATCAGGTGAAAACGCGACCGGGTTCCCGGCACAGCTGGAAAAGTATCTCAATGGTGCGCGTATCGGTGGCAAAGATAGCGCGACGGCGAACGGCTACCGCGAGCAGATGGCACTGCTTGAGGACCAGTTCAATAAGTGGATCAAGACGCACGATCGCTACGATGAACTGGTTGCCAAATACAACGATGTGTTCAATAGCAATATCCCGTATGAACACTCTGGCGATCCGCTTGGGTTGAAGGGATTAAGCGGTAAGCGCCAGCCATTTGATTACCAGAATAGCGAAGTGCGCCGACTGTCCGAAGATGGGCGCGGCATCCTGGGCTTCGGCACCGGGCTGGGTAAAACTACGACCGCGCTGGCGCTTGAGGCGTTCAACTATGAGAACGGTCGCTCCACCCGTACTGCGTATGTAGTGCCTAAATCAGTGCTGGAAAACTGGTATTACGAAGCAAAAGAATTCCTGAGTGAAGAGGCATTCAGTAACTACCTGTTCGTCGGTCTTGATGTGCTGATGGATGGCGATCAGATTCGCCAGGTGCCGGTGCTCGATGAGAACGGTAAACCTGTTCTTGGTACTGATGGCACTCCAGTTATGCGCGATGCCCTAAAACTGGCAGATGAAGCCACTATCACGGCGCGGATGAACGCGATCCCGCACTCAAATTACCGTGCAGTCGTGTTTACCAAAGAACAATACGCCCGCATTCCGCTACGTGATGACACCGTAGATGAGCATGCACAGGATATGCTTTATGACTTCGTTGCCGCCGGGCGCGTAGCCAGCGCAATGGACTCCGACTCCCACCGCAAAGAGGCCGCGCGTCGCCGGGTATTGTCGGAGTATTCAGATACCGGCACCGAAAAAGCAGAGAAGTATCCGTACTTTGAGGATATGGGCTTCGATAGTGTGATCGCTGACGAAGGTCACAACTACCGCAATAGCTATAAAAATGGTCGCGAAGCGTCACAACTGGCCTATCTGCCCACCAGCGCGGTGGCGCAATCGGCGCGGGATATGGCAATTAAAAACGCGTACCTGATGAAAAAGAATGGTGGGCGCGGACCGGTTCTCCTGACTGCAACGCCAGTCGTTAACACCCCGATCGATGCATACAACATGCTTTCTCATGTGCTGCCGAAGGAATACTGGCAGAAGATGGGGATCTACGGTCCTGATGACTTCGTTAAATTCTTCGGCAAGACCAGGCTGGAAACGGTACAGAAAATCAGCGGTGAAGTTGAAGAAAAAATGGCGCTGGTGGGCTTTGAAAACCTTGATGCGCTGCGCGGCATATTCCATCGCTGGACAACGCTTAAAACGGCGGAAGACGTTAAGGATACCGTGGAGATCCCGGAACTGGACGAACACCAGCAGGATGCACCACTTACGGAAGAACAACTGGCGGCGTATGAAGAATTGCGTCAGCAGGCGGAAGCGGCAGCCAAAGCCAACAATGGCGTAACGACCTCGGTCAATGAAGACGGCGTGATTGAGCACGAGAAAGCCCGTCCGATCTTCTCAATAATCAGGGATATGGACCGCGTATGTACTGACATGGACCTGTACTATCGCAGGATCACCTATCGTTTCCTGCCGGAGTACGCCGATGCGGTGCAGCAGCTGGCGGACAGTTTGCCTAAACAAGCCACCAGCGAAGACGACGACAGTGATGATTCGATCACGCAGCAATCGCAATACTCCCTGATAGATAAGGGCGAGTTTATTCAGTTGCAGGTACCGGAAGCATTTGAGCAGGAAGTGAATAAGTGCCTGGCCAAGTTTGGCATTGACGAACAGACCGTAACTCACCCCGTTACGCCCAAATACGCGAAGCTGATTGCCACGCTGAAGGAGTTTTTCCCGGAAGGTAAGCAAATCATCTTCACCGATGAAAAAACGCAACACCAGAAGCTCAAGCGCATTATCTGCAATGCTCTTAACCTTGAACCTTCAAAGGTGGGGATCCTGAATGCTCAGACGGTTGCCGAGGCAGGTAAAACCGGTAAGAAACTGAAAGCGGTTAAACCGCCGAAAGAGCTACCGGATGAACCAACAGATGCACAGATAGCGAAATACAACGAGCAAATGGCTCTGTATGACGCCTATATCGCGCAGCAAAATGAAATGTCGCTGGGCGGGCTGGAAAAGATTGCTGCCGACTTCCAGGAGGGCCGGACTCCGATCATCATCTGCAACAAAAAGGCAGAGGTGGGTATCAACCTGCATCGAGGAACGACTGACATCCATCATCTGACGTTGCCATGGACACCAGCCAGTATCGCACAGCGTAACGGTCGCGGTGCCCGAGTTGGTTCCAACCGTGCAAGCGTTCGCGTTCACTACTACTGCGGCAAGGGTTCTTTCGATGAATACCGACTGAAGACGCTGAAGCGTAAAGCAGGCTGGATCTCCGATATCCTCCGCTCAGATAAGTCTGAAATGGAGAACGCCGACGCCAACGATATGATCGAAATGCAGATGTATACCGCTAAGGATGATGGCGAACGTCTGGCAATGATGCAGGTTCAAATGGATAAGGCGAAAGCCGCGCAACGCGCTCGCCAGAAAGAACAGGCTACTATCGACCTTCAGAACTACATCAAGGCGCAGCACGCAGCTGGCGAGGATGTGGAGGTACTTACCGCTGAATTAGAGCGAAGCAAAGCGGAACTTGAAAAGACCACCGCCGAGGTAGCTAAATTCAAACAGGCGGTAATGGCCAAAGCAGCTGATAACGCAGACTGGAAGGCCCGCTGGGGGAGCGTCCATCACACAGACCGTATGTTGTTAGCACAGTATCGCGCGTCGTTGAAAAACGCCATTCAGCGCAAGGCTAATATCTCTCAAGCCATCTCCCGCTATGAGAAATTATTGAACCGTACTCAGAAGGCCGCGACGGATATCAAACGCCTGCGCCCGCTGGTGGAGGATGCAATAAATAAAGGCATTCTGGATGTTGATCCTGACCTGGTTAACCATGCGAGTGAGTTCCTTGTTATCGGCGATCGCTCATGGCGTGTAGGCCAATACTACGATTGTGCCGGTGATATCGTTCGCATTAAGTCGCTGGACTTCGACAGCCAGCGCGCAGACGTGGAGATCATCTTTACCTTCAAAGGCACCAAATCGGGTAACTGGGATGTGAAGACGCTGGATAAACAGGTGGATGTAACTCCCGATGAAGATGCTGTTATGCAGAAAATCAGTGGTGGCGTCTCCATCGCCGGGATTAACGACATCATTTCCTGTGACGATTTCTACCGTTTCCAGCAGCGCGGCATGATCAAAATCACTGACTCGTACGGCGTTCAGACTACAGAGTCAGGCTATAGCATTGATTTTGTTGGTACCTATACGGACCCACTGAAGCATGCGGTTTACCCGGATCGCCGTGACGGCGCGCTGAAGTCGTCAATTGCAAAATGGGTGCTTGGTATGATGTCGGAAGGGAATAACCGCCAGATCCGTTCGGCAGAAACATTCCTGGTTGAATTGTTTGGCTCCAATTATGGCGATGTAATCGCGTCATACGGAGATACGCTATCCCCTGAAGCAATTCAGGAGAAAATAGCGGATGCGATCGCCAGAATGCCGGAAAAAACAAGCCAGGGGGCTACTCGTAACGGGGATTCTGAACTTGAAGTCACCAATGCTATTTTCGGTACCAATGAGTTCCGGGCGTCAGATTATGAGATCACCACAGCACAGTTTGGCACCATTGGCATTTACAGCAATAAAGCCGAGATCAAGCAGGCAATGGACGCAGCAAGCGCGCGCATCGCAGCAGAACGGGAAGCCAATCTGAATCATGCAGTCGCCGCGCTGACTCAATCGTGGGTAACAGCAATCAGGGAGGCCGCCACCACAGGGAAAATCACACCTGCAATAGCGGATGTCGTAAACGACGGCTCTAAATTTATGGATGCCTATCAAATGGATGCGGTGAAGTTGCCATCAGCCTATGGTCAACTCAGCTATCGCATGACCTACAACCTGGTATCAATGTTTTCCGACCTTGCCATCCTTGGGCTGGTGGATCTTAACGAGGTTACGCCGGAATTGCTCAGCATGCGCAAGAATCATGTGGAGATATTGCAGAGAATTAACACGGTTCTTGCCGGGCGCACCGATGAAGAGAAACAGGCCGACGCTGATCGGATAAACCTAGCCCTTGGCAACATCACGGAGGAAGAGATTGCCGCCAGAAACGAGAAACAAGAAGAGTTATCATCAATACAGGGTGATGCCACCAGCATAGCTCAGTCTCTTGGTCTGAATTATCGCGTATCCACCGCCGACCTGAAGATGATGTACGCACCAAAATTCGCCGCTGGCGAGGTATTTGGGCTTCAGGAAGCCTCAGGCATGAAAGGCGTTCTTTTCCGTGCGAAAGACGCAATCAAGGCGAAATTCGGCGCTCGCTGGCTGCCAGCGAAGGCGAAGAACAGCGATTTCCCGGGTAACTGGTGGATTATCGAGACAAAACACAACGTGGCGGACGTTCTGGCCGTCATCCAACAATACGCATAACAGGAGCGCCCGGTTCGCCGGGCGTCGCATAATATGGCCACACTATCTGATACAATAAAACCGAATAAAACATATCTTGAGGCGGTACTGCGTACGGCGTTGTTAGGAAAGACAGAAGACGAATACGTTGATTTCTTCCTGTCAGGGCTACGCGGGCGATTACTGAAAAATCCCCGCCTGTACCGCAGCTATGGTCCATACTGGCCGGAAATTAAAAAATTATTACTGGAGCGCGGTTATGGTAATTTCGGTCGTCTCGTTGACCGTGACGTTCGCAAAATTTACCGTTATGACCGCCCGGCGCTAACACTCATAGCCGCGACGCTCTACAGCCAGGAGCGTTTTGATAATGGTCAGATATACTCAGCCTGGCATTTACTGCCAGTGCCTGAAGAAGTTGACGATCAGGACTATGAGTTTGAGTCTTACGATTTGGAAGTTGAAGCCTTGGCACAGGCTGGAGAGAAAACTTGAAAAAGCGATACTACACAGTAAAGCATGGGACGCTACGAGCATTACAAGAGTTTGCTGATAAGCATAACGTTGAAGTGCGCAGGGAAGGGGGAAGTAAAGCTCTGCGCATGTACCGTCCGGACGGGAAATGGCGTACGGTCGTCGATTTCAAAACTAACAGTGTTCCCCAGGGTGTCCGCGATCGGGCATTCGAAGAATGGGAGCAAATCATCATAGATAATGCATTGCTCCTGAATGCTGATTGACTCATTAACATTTAGGAATCATAGAATACAGGAAGAGGATTAGCACCTCTTCCTTGATGGATGGAGTTATAATATCACAAGGTAATATCGCTGTCTTTAATATTATTATTGACTTTCGCCCTTAGTACAGCAACTTGAATAACAGCAGGAATTGTTACTCGATAAGCAGTTCCTCCCACATCTACAATGGTCCATGCGGCTGTTATAGTCCAACCAATTGGGCCTGTTAAAATAGATAATGCTTTTACGAGTATTTGATTACCTGCGAGTGTCAAACCGCGTCCAATTAAAATTTTTAGTAAAAGATTCGCAAATTTAAGAGTTACCTGATAAGATCTGAAACCGCCGGCCCTGAAAATATATTGGAAGGCAGATAGAACTGCCTCAGGAGTAAATCTTGTAACTTCATCCAATCCAAGTTCCATGGCAAAAACTTTTATATCTTCGGATGACATGTTATCTAGAGAGTCGCTGAGAATTTTTAATAGAAGATTTTGTTCAATAACCTCTATTCGGCTCTTGGCATTGAAATTAACCTTTAGCTTATTGCATACATCAATGAGAATTTCTCTGTAGCAGACCCCTTTACCACCACGCAAGAGAGTTGCTATGGTATTTCCACCATAACATTGAATTTCAGCAGCAATTTCTCTCCAATATACGCTATGTCTTGGTACAAATTCCTTATATTGTCGATTGTTAGATAACTCTTCAGTCCATCTTTTTTTGCCATCGTTATCATAAATCAATAGGTTAACTAAATCATCAAGATCACGGTCGCTACATTTAGCTAGGAATTCAAGATCGCTGTCTTGTCTGTATGCCATATGTACACTCCATTTTTAAATCAAGTCATCTCTTAGATTTTTAGCTACAACCATATAAAATGTTGCATATTTCATAATAATGTCATCAAATTCTTTGTCTAAAACACTTCCAAGTTTCCCGTCTATAAATTTCCTCATGACGTTATTCATTCCATGTGTTTTAGCAAATATATTTTTTCCGTCTATTAAATTATCATCCTCAACAGGAGAATAAGATACACTCCATCCACATTTGATTAAGTTTTTTGCCGATTTCGTGGAAACATCAAGAAGTATGGTTGCATCAATATTAATAATTTTACAGAATTTCATCATATTCTCTACAGAGAGAGAGGACTTACCATTTTCAATTTTTCCCCAGCCGGCACTCGTTATCCCAAGGCCAGATGCAATGTCTGATTGAGTAACACCATACTTCTCGCGAAAATCGCGAATATGGAAAGCCAATATAGTTAAATAGGATGTTTTCATATGGGCAATGATACTCACAGTTTATAAAACTTCAAGTATTTTATTGCGATAATCGTATGCGAGTCCACTTCTTAGTTGAAGATTGAACTTCGGTAATGTGCTGAAGAGACATTTAATCATGCCCGGCATCAACCGGGCATTCTTCCATTATTCAGCCGCCACCGGTTTTAACAAGCCAGCATCGAGCAGTTTACGCGTCAACCACTGCTGGCCTTTACCCGTTAATTGAGGCGTCAACCGTATCTGGTAGCCATCTTCATCATCCAGCACCACTTCTTTCACCGTGAAATACCCGGCGTTGATGTATTGCTGGAGCGGTACATTTTTACGCCCGCCGGACGCAATCAGGATGCCGTTCTCCCGTAACCAGGCAAACAGCGCGTTTTGCTTAAGTCCAACAACCTTTGCAAAATTCCCAATCAGGATCCCTTTAGCTACTGATACCCGGTCGGCAAAATCGACCTTGGGGGCTGCGGCCACCAGTTGTTGATTTAGCTGGTGGGCCTTCTGTTCCAGTAGCTGCTTTTGTTCAGCCAACTCGGCAGCCAGGCGCAGAGCTTCTGGAAGCGTCTGGGGGATTGCAACCGGTTGCTGTTCTTTTTGCCGGAAGTAGCTGTCTTCCAGTTTTTCAAAGAATGCCCATGCTTCATTTGTGTCCACGATCTTAGACATGCGTGCAGCGCCGCGCTCTGTCCAGAGTGTAAGGCTTCTGGCGTTCTTACCAACAGAGTAACTTCCGGTTACTCTGTTCTTAAATTCTCTTAATTTTAAACCAGTTAGAAGAAAGTAATGCTTACCTTCTTCAAAGCGGTCAAGGTTGCGAGACAAATTGTTGCGAATATTGGCTTCATCGACCCCATACCCTCTAGCAAGAGTTTCGGTTGTCACGACACGTACTCCCTGCCATTCCAGAACGGGAATTTCATCCGGCTGATTCTGAACAACCACCAGTTCCGATTCCTGAACTGAAGGTGCATAAATTTTTTCTGATTTAACGTTAGTTGCTTTCATTCTGTGTGCCTCCTTGCGTGCTTCGGCTGCGACGGTTGCGTAATTCAGATGACCCTGTTCGAGCAGGTATTCACGGATATCGGTTAGCAGAATGCGGTGAACCGCGTTTTTGTCCTTTCTCCGGTAAAGTTGTTTGGTGATCATGAAGTAGTTGGCAATAACGCCCGGTATATCCCTGGTACTGATACAGGCAGTGTGCTGTTCAATTGCCTCGATCATCTCTTCACGGGTGACTAATGACGTTCTCATAGTCCCTCCTGAGCAGAAGCGTTAACAGGGAGGCACCAGTAACTGAGAGAATTGCGTGAATCAGTGGAAAAACGGGCAGAGAAAATACATGGGGCGTCAGGAAGCTGAGAGCGGGCCTCATCTTCTGTTGGTGCAATAACGAAGTGATAGTGACGTTTTTGGCAGGAGTAAAAGCGCCAGATAAATTCAGGGCGTGCGCAAGGATTGGCATTAACCATAGTTACGGCCTCGTAAGTTGATAAAACAACCTGCGACCCGCTGCTAAACAGGTGGCAGGACGTGACGGGGTTAGCAGACTGGCACTTACGAAACCAGCAGGCCGAAGCCTCCCCATCACGCCCCACCATAATTCGGGCGTAACGTGGTTATACGGACATGAAAATACCGCAATATCGGATATCTGCGGTTGTCCGCGTAAGTATTCAGGCTGCTAAACCCGGTCGCAGAATTTGCTACGACGGCATGAATATAAGCCTGAACGGTAAGGAGATCAATAGGGCAGTGCGCAATGGTAGTTTATTTGCCCTAAAAAATCAAATTTATTAGAGCAATGATGTTTGTGTGTTATTTTTGCTCATATTGAGCGTCATGGAGGATTGAAATTTGTTTAAAACCTTGGCAACCTACTGTTTTTAATGCACTTAATAAGGTATGCAGATGAAACTAGGTAATTTGTTAGCCGCAGCTATCGTTTTAACGATAACTGCATGTGCCGGAAAAGCTGAAAAAGACCCGCAATATGTAGCCGCAGAGAAATGTGCAGATTTAGTTATCACAAAATCAAAAGCTCTGGCAGAGAAAGGCATCAGTGGAAATTACGAGTTTACATCAAAACTGCGCACAACTTCGACGTCTGATGGTCCATTCACATCAACACAAATCAGAGGCATTCCTTATGCAACCTCTACGTTTCTTGATAACGGTAATGAGGGGAGTGCCTGGAGACAATGTATGGGGCAGCTATTGTAAGAATGAGTTGTTCCCCAAAAGGATTTGGGGATGTTAAAAATAGTTTCCCTTCCCAGTTAAGATTCCGTGTGGAACGCTTTTTTCCGCAAGTCTCTGTGTGCCGCGAATTATGTTAATCAGAGGGCTTAGTAACGATGGTTCCTGGCGTGCCTCAACTTCTCCATCCATTGCCCTGATGTAGTCGGCGCTGGCAACGTTGTTGTATTCCGTCGCAAAGCAACATAGTAACGTCAGAACATGCTCTGTCGTTATTTCGCTCCAGTTGATGTTGAAAAATTCATCGCCTTTTTTGTCGTGTTCAGAATCGAAGATGCTTTGGTGGAGGATGTATTTGCCGGATTCCTTGCGCGGTAACTTGATTGCTTTCTGGCGTTCCAGCTCCTTATAAATCTGCATGGCCTCAATTAGTACCGGCCTGCCGTTCATGAAGGGATCGCGCAACCTTACACGCTGGCCAACTCGACCAGTAATAAAGCTGTTTTCCTCTTCCACCAGCACGATAAAACCCTTTTCCTCTTTTTCTCGCAATTCGCGCAGCAGCTGGAGTTCCATATCGCGGCGGCGTTCAGGGTAGCTGGTCCGCTCAGCCATTATCAGCTCGTTGTTGATCCATGCAGCAGTCATTGACGCCGGTTTGCCGACGCTCATCGAAACAACGCATATTTTCTTATCCATAGCGCCCCTACAAAAAAGAAAAGCCACCAGCGGCGGCTTAGCAATACAACTTAAGGTAGCGCCCGGTACTCAGACTGTGCCGTCCATGGAATATTTGAAAAGGGATCCATCCGTACCGGGCATGTGATGATTCTGACTGAAGTCACTTGTCAGTTGTCAATTATTTCAGATTAAAAATAATATATTTATTAGTGCATGATGTTTGCCATCTCATAGGCGTCAGCCAGCAACTCCATCTCTGACTTGTTCAGCAAGGTGAATTCTTTCTTGCCTCCAACCACACCATCGGCATGAACAGGGACCAGCCAGGGGTATTTTTCTCTTACTTCAGCCGGTGCTGCATGCTGGTGGTGCCATCTACAAAGTGGCAACTGCTTTTTGTGACAACCCGGCGCGGTACGACCGGAGATATGGTGCAGAGACACCTCTTCAGATATTACTCCATGCATATAGCAGGCAATGCAGGGGAGAGCGCCAAGAGCATTGGCTATGCGCCGTTCCTCCGCCGTCGGTGTTCGTCCCTTCAAGCCACGAGATTTTATTTTTACCGCACTTTTCCGCGTTTTGCTGGCTGGTGGGCGCTCTTTCTGTTTAGCGATACGGCGGTCGATAGAATCCCGCATTTTCTGATATTGCGATTCTCGCCAGGCGGGGTCAGCCAACTTTTCCCGTTGCCGAGCGATCGCTCGTTCTCTGGCTGCCTTCTGCCACTCGCGGCGCTGTTCAAGTTTTTGTTCGATTGTTTTCATATGGCAAAAAAAAGGCGGCCTAATGGCCGCCAATGATGTCAAGGAGTGAAGTAATGGCAACGTCTTCGTAGTTGACAAAAACTGCGGCTCAATTATAGCAATCAATTAGAGCAATGGTAGATATTTTATTTATCGCGAATCACATTTTTTCACTTCAGTACCTGTGTGCTATACTCCTTCTTGATTGATTGGATGCGGAATACAAACCCGCTCTTTTGTGCAGCCTGGCTCCTTGCCAGGCTTTTTTATTTCATCATGGAAGCTGTTAACGCTTTGGATCTTGCTGAACTGATTGAAAGGGCATTGTTTACCTTACCCAGGAGTTCGCCAAATTCCGCCATCACTCTAGTAAGCCCGCGCCGCGCTTCCTCCTCCGTTGCATTCATCACAAAATGTTCAGCACTCCGCATGCTTTTAACGGGGAACGCAACAGATATCGAGTCGATATCAGGCATCCTATCGCTCAACTTTACGGTGACAATGACAGATGGTGACTGAATTTGAGAGCTTACAGACAGCACCACATATTTTCCGTCTATTTTGAAATCCTTCCGCATGTGTCACCATAAATATCAAATAATTAGAGCAATCAGTTGCAAATAAACGGCTAATCGCCATCTTCCAGCAGGCGCACCATTGCCCCCGTTTCACTATCCAGGTTACGAATGTAGTTCATGACAATGTTTACGTTGGTCCAGCCACCAGCTTGCATGATCTCCGGTATTGAAACTCCGGCGCGGGCCATATCTCGCGCGGCACCGACACGGGCACTATGTCCAGACCAGGCCAGGTATCGCTGACCAGAGTCATCTTTTGCCCCGTAAATCAATCGGTGAGTTGCTTCAAAAATCCCTTCCAGGGCGCGAGTTGATAGCTGGCTGGTGGATGATGGCGCGGCAACACCATTTTTTCTGACGCGGCAAAACAGGTAGTTATTCGGATCATCAGCTACACCAGAGACAGAAATCCATCGCTCAACCAGTTTAGTTACCCCCAGGCTAAGTGCCTTCTCTACACCAGCGGTGCTAACCAGCGTTTTCGTTCTGCCAATATGGATTAACATTCTCCCACCGTCAGTACGTGAGATATCTTTAACCCTGATCCTGGAAATTTCGGCTATACGTAACAGGGTGTTATAAGCAATCCCCAGAAATGCCAGATTACGTATATCCTGGCAGCGATCGCTATTTTCCATGAGTGAACGAACCTGGTCGAAATCAGTGCGTTCGAACGCCAGCGCCTGTTTTGCACGCTCACCGGCATCAACGTTTTCTTTTCGGATCCGTCGCATGACCAGTGAAACAGCATTGCTGTCACTTGGACGTGGCAGACCGGACCGACGATGAAGCATATTTAGCTGGCCCAAATGTTGCTGGATAGTTTTCACTGCCAGACCGCGCGCCTGAAGATATAGAAGATAATCGCGAACATCTTCAGGTTCTGCGGGAAACCATTTCCGGTTATTCAACTTGCACCATGCCGCCCACGACCGGCAAACGGACAGAAGCATTTTCCAGGTATGCTCAGAAAACGCCTGGCGATCCCTGAACATGTCCATCAGGTTCTTGCGAACCTCATCACTCGTTGCATCGACCGGTAATGCAGGCAAATTTTGGTGTACGGTCAGTAAATTGGACATTTAACACTCAGATAATGGTTTTAAGTAAAGTGTACAGGATCGGCTCTGCCTTTACCTGTTTATGGTTCTCGTCATAGAAACGCCAGCGACCGCGCGTGCGTTCTATTTTCTCTTCACCGCGCGATAATGACGGTTGGCAACTATCACGATCAAACCCTTTTGCCCGCCAGTAACCACGGTTTTTCTCAAGCTCAAGATGAGTGGACACTTTAGCAGCTGAATATCCCATTTTTCACCTCTGATTGATTGGTGGTGCTAAGTGCGCTACGCGAAATCTGTAGGACTAACACCGCCAACATTTCGCAGATTTTACGTAGCGCAACCTTGATCAAATGATCAAGTGATCACTATTTGACCTGATAAGGTATTGAACTGTATGGATTTACAGGTAAATTGATCATGTTCAATAACCCTTAAGATAACTTCGTATAATGTATGCTATACGAAGTTATTAGGTCTGAAGAGGAGTTTACGTCCAGCTGCGCATAAAAATCAAGAATTATTAGAGCAATAAATTTTGAGAGAAAAATCCCACTCCACCAGCCAAAAACTGGATTGTTTTTCATAGTTGTTTGACAATTGCTCTAATAAATTATAGTTTTGCCGCCGTTTCGTAATACGACTTTGGATTCACTATTTAATGTGTCTTCAGCGTTGTAGAGCGGCTCAGAAGGAAATGAGCAAACAGGGAAACCTTATACAACGGCATTACAGCTATGCATTGCTCATCTTACACACAGCGCAATGTTGTTAGATTACCCCAGCATGGATCATGGGTGAAACAGTAGGTCAGAGCTTCAGGCTCTGTGTTGTCAATACAGTGAGGCATAATTATGGCTTTCATTCCACCAACCATCGACGACGTTAGACATTGCTCTAACGCTTTATCTGTAGACCCCGCCGAAACCGACGCTGCCCGCGCCATTGCTGAACACTACTCAAAGATATCCAATCAGGAGTACCGCATCACCCAAGACGACCTGGATGATCTCACTGACACAATCGAATATCTCATGGCCACTAACCAGCCAGACTCACAATAAATGCACTAATAAATCTATTATTTTCGTTGGATCCTTCTATAATGGTGGCCAACAACTCCCAGTGTAATCCGCTGTGAGTTGTTGGCCATGTCAATTCTGGAGGAGGATCAATGATAAATTATGTCTACGGCGAACAACTGTACCAGGAGTTCGTCAGCTTCAGGGATCTCTTTCTAAAAAAAGCTGTTGCACGCGCCCAACACGTTGATGCCGCCAGCGACGGTCGTCCTGTTCGCCCGGTTGTCGTTCTGCCGTTCAAAGAAACGGACAGCATTCAGGCTGAAATTGATAAATGGACTTTAATGGCGCGGGAACTGGAACAGTACCCAGACCTCAATATCCCAAAGACTATTTTATATCCAGTGCCTAACATCCTTCGCGGTGTGCGTAAGGTTACGACTTATCAGACAGAAGCTGTGAACAGCGTCAACATGACCGCTGGCCGCATTATTCATCTGATTGATAAGGACATTCGCATCCAGAAAAGCGCGGGGATCAATGAGCACAGTGCGAAATACATAGAGAACCTGGAAGCAACAAAAGAGCTAATGAAGCAGTACCCGGAGGATGAAAAATTCCGTATGCGTGTACACGGCTTTAGCGAAACAATGCTACGCGTCCATTACATTTCCAGTAGCCCTAACTACAATGATGGTAAATCAGTTAGTTACCATGTGCCGCTGTGTGGTGTGTTTATCTGCGATGAAACTCTCCGTGATGGAATCATCATCAACGGTGAATTCGAGAAAGCAAAATTTAGCCTTTATGACTCCATAGAACCGATCATCTGCGACCGCTGGCCGCAGGCAAAAATATATCGCCTGGCAGATATTGAAAATGTAAAAAAACAAATTGCCATCACTCGCGAAGAGAAAAAGGTCAAATCAGCCGCATCAGTTACGCGCAGCCGTAAAACTAAGAAGGGGCAGCCGGTAAACGACAACCCCGAAAGCGCGCAATAGTTTCTATCCGGCATGGTCAATGAGTTATTCATTAAGCCATGCCAGAGCTTCATCAACCTGCGCTTCGTCTTCGACGCTAAGCACTTCATCCTGGGGAACATAATCCGCCAGCATAGCGAAACAATATGTATCCCAATGGTCTGGTGAGTGCAGGTTGAGTTTTTTCTTCATATCCTCCTTACTCATCACCTTCCATTGACCTGCGGAGTTAATCCCTACAGGGATTTTCGACGCTTCCTCAATAGTTTCATTACCCTTATCCAGTCTCATACGACCAGATTTTACGGCCTCTGCGGCTTGAACGTTGGCATAAGCACGTTTATCAAAGTACAGGCTCTTATCTTCACGGCTATGCATCTTTTTACCCCAGCGTATACGCTGTACGGTAATACCATAATACTCGTACATCAGATCCGCCGTTGCTTTACCCAGGCCATCGCCGTCTATCGCTATGGTGATATTTGGGAATCGCTCAGGATTACATTCTGCGAAAATTTTGGCGGCAAGCTGCGTTTCTGTAACGTCTGTGTATTCCAGCATTCGATAGTTGATTACACGGCGTTTATTTCGCTGGCCGGACACCATCATGATATTGATAACGGACTTATCCCGTCCCGTACCACCAGCAACGTCCACACATGCAAGCCAGCCCCATCCTTTTGCAATCTTGACTTTCCGCCGCGTTGCACGTTCAACCTCATCACGTCCAAGAAGGAAGCCATCCTGTGATTTAGGGAATAGGCCGCGTACCTTAATCATGTACATAGGGTTATCACGCCCGCCGTACTCCGCCAGCTTCATTTTGATAAATGCTGGCGTTACCAACGGTGATTCCTCACTGTTAAGCGTGATCGCCGTATAAACGCCATCAGGGTTACCAGGACGCTTGGCCAGTTTATGGTGTGTATCGTAGAAATAGCCGCTTGGGCGTGTAGGCTGTGACAGCAATAAGATGCGGTTATCCTGTCCGGTAAGAGCACCGGTGATGATACCGAAAGCTCTATCACTGACACCGGAGGCTTCATCGATAATATACAGAAGATGATCTGCGTGTTCACCGGCGAGAGCTTCTTCACTTCCCAGACGAAAGCCCTTCGGTACTACAGTCCATACACCTTTACCAGTAATCTCATAGAAAGCGGTTTCTGTCAGAACAAAATAATCAGCAAGCCATGGGAAACGGCTGGTGGCAGTAGCCCAGTTTATCTTGATGTACTTGAATATACCGGTCATTACCTGCTGAATTTTGTTCGCAACGATAATGGCACGGGCACCTGGATACATGATTATGAACAACATGATCATGATAGAAGTCATGTCTGATTTCCCGGTACCGTGACCAGACGAAACAGATGTCTTGCTACCCTGTTCCTGCACAGACTCAATAATCAGATCCTGCTGCCAGGTAGGTGTTTTGCCGAACAAAACATCAGCGGCAGCAATCCAGTCATAACGATATAGCGCCACCAGCTCGCGCCAACGTGGATCCGTTACGCAACTTCTGGCCATTAATCATCATCCCCGTATAGCTTGCGGGTAACTTCTTCGTCTTCCTCCTCGTCTTCGTCCAGGTCTTGTTCCAGCCATGGGTCGTTTGATACACCTTCAGTATCAACATCTCCATAACCGCCTGTATCAACGATATCGGCGATTTCTTCCCTACGCTGCTCAATCCACAATGCGGCATCGGCGCGGCGGTTGGCGGCCCGTTCTCGCGCAACTTTGTCCAGATCTTCAAGAGAAGGGCCACCGACGGCTGTTTGCCTTTCCTCATCATCGGTATTGGTCTTAGGAGCACGCAGATCGGCTTTGATTTGCTCCAGCATCAGGGGCGGTACTTTCCCTCCATGCGCCTCGATGAATTCAGCTGCCTCCAGCACTGACCAGTTGTTTTCACGCTTTCGTTCGTATGCCAGCTTAACAATGCCAGCTTGCCCCATAGACAAAGCGTGCTTTTCCGCCTCCCGGCTTTCTTTTCGATAGTTATTCCGGATGCTGTAAATGGTGTTGATCAGGCTGCTTATCTGCGCGGAACAGCTGTTTAGCATGCTCGCGATACGGTATTCAGGCGGAGTTCCTTCATCATCGTCTTTTTGCTGATCGCGCATTTCCTGAACCAAGCGAATACACGTATCCCTGGCGTTCTCCAGCATAAGGAGATGAGAGAGAGACTTTTCCAGAAGAGTGGTTTCCAGAACATCAGCCCCGGACCGACGCAACATAGCGCGCGCGGCCTTCCGCGCTTCAACGTTATCTATCAGGTAATCGCCAGCTTCGAATTCAAAGCGTTCACCATCATCATCCAGGGTGTCGCGTTCCAGGCGATCACGTAAGGTACGGTGGGCGCGGGTGATCACGTCATGATCATCAGAACGATCATTTATGCGCTTATTTTGGCGCTTAGCGTTCTCGACTGCGGCACTGACAACAGCATTAACTCTTTGTTTTTCAGCCATTTCAGCCACAACGTGATCACCTGCACGTTGATCATTAGCGTGATCAATGATCATGCTTTTTAGTGGTTTCCTGACAGGCTTATTTGGCTTACGGCTGTCCGCTGTTCCGGTGTCTTCTTTGAATGCACGGAGATAACGACGTGCGGTGTTTGGGTTGAGATTAAACTCGGCGGCATATTGTGCGATGGTGTAACCACCATCTCGCGCCAGGCGAGCAAAATTCTTCTTGTGATCGTCCCAGGTCACTTATGCTTCCTTTCGTATAAAACTCTTTTTGACGCGAGGGTAACGAAAGTCACATGTCAAAAGGCCCGGAACGGGCAAGCAATCAATCAGATACGTGCGGATGTGGCATTACCGTAATGACGGTGCTGACGGACCACCTTATTGAAAAGTTGACGCGCCATCACCCAAGGCTGGTGCTCCCGGCGTTCCTTTTCGTCCTGCGTCATATAGAGTTCGTTCTGGAGTTTTTCATCAAACCGGCGCGGAGCGCGGCTGCGGCGAAAGAATTCAGGATTCAGAGAGTGGATCTGAAATCTACGTGGGCGTGTACTGTCATCAATCAAAACAGACGAATACTTAGACACAGCGATAGCCTTTAAGCGCAGATAAACATCGCGCTTATCGACATCCAGATGCGGGTATTCCTTTTCAAGAATTGCTGCGAGATCTTTCGCTGATAGAAGAGATTTAGTGCGGATCATGTAATCCGCAATCTCGTACGATGTTATTCGTGAGTGATTTATTTCCATGAAGTGGCGTCCCTGCCAGTTAAGTAACATCCTGTCACCTACTGATTAGCCCATGTCAACTAATCAACGTCGAATATAATACCCTCGATTAAAGAAATAGCAATACATTAGAGCAATTTTATCTAACGCTCGACGAATGACTTGTGATAGCGCCGACTCCAAGCGCGTAATCAAAGAACAATCGTTGATGCATCGCCAGCCTACCGTGCGTCTTCTCCCAATTATCGCGGTCACGCTCAATATCACGCTGGCATGACTGGCACAGAGGAATAGCATAAATGTCATGCGCGCATAATCGACTATGACGAACGATATAAGGCGTAATGTGAGCGCCAGCTCCCGCAGCTCCACAGCCACAGCATGGACGGGAAGCCACAAAATCCATGTACTCGGGCAATTTTAGCGATTGAAGTTTTGGTATTTTGAAATGCGCCATGCCAGGGTCGGCGTCAACATCCACAGGGCATACTTTTGCACGCATCGGCGCGGCGCGTTCTTCCATCATCTGAACATATGCTGTAGCGCGATCGTCATACGGGCGAATATCCGCCTCTTTCAGAGGTCCGCTATCCTGCGGAGTAGCCTTCATCTTATTTATTGATATGCGGCAGACTTCTTCCGGCATCAGGTGCATCATGTTGCGCATGAAAGCCCACCAGCACAGCTCCTGAATACTTAAATCATGGCTATTTGAAAGGCCCATTTCCTGACGGGCGACATCCAGTATCCAGTTAACGCGATTATTGTGCAGCGTTTCTTTCAGCTCATTAAAACCACGCATCCGGTAATGGTTATCGTGATGCCAGCACAACAACACCGCGCTATTGTCTCGTTCAACGTGGACAATATGGTTGTCACACCAACTACGATCTGCGGCCTGGCATTGACCCTCTTTCCTACGCAACCACGCCACCAGCGCGTCAATTCCACCAATACGGCGAAACAGTTCATCGCTGTTAAAAAACGGCTGCAACGCCTCATTTGTTGCCATGGTTTGCTCGGTAACAACGAGGCCGTCTTCCATGTGCTCGATTAACTCACGCGGCACCGGCTCCATAATAAATTTACGGCCAGCCTCCACCAGCTTTCTGACCTCCTGATCCACTTTGAACGTGGCGAGGCCAAGCTCTTTCTGTACAAAGGGAGTAATTACGGCTTTCACATCACACCTTTAATCACTGATTGGGCTTTATCTGCTGCCCGGCATTCTCTGTTTAAGCACAACCATTTCCTGACGGCATAACACAGCAATAGCGGTCCTGACTCCAATTTGCTTACCAACCAGGTATTGCTTTACCTTGCGGCGACTCACGCCATCAAGAAGCATCTTTAACGCTTCACGGGACAATTTGTTGTATTTGCGTGCCATTAATCTACTCCGCAGAACCATACAATCTACGTAACGTGTCGGCGACAGAAGATACAGATATCTCGCCAGTCGCAGCGCCTACAGTAAGGTCTGCCAGTTCAGGTGAATCAAATACCTGCACCCCGTTACGGCGTAGAAATAGCAGCGCGCTGTTTAGCGCGGTACGCTTATTGGCATCATTGAATATATGCCCTCTCGCTGTAGCCACCAGGTAGGTGGCGGAGACTTCGAAAAGGTCGGTGATCTCTTCGTAGGCAACTCTGGCCTGAACTCTCCCGATAATGGCCTCTGCCCTACCCGGATCTGACATTCCCGGCAGGCCGCCGTAGCGGCTTATATTCGCATCATGAAGCGCAATAAGTTCTTCCGGTGATATATGCCTCATTATCGGTTAACCAGTTCCTTGTTGGTGGAGTCCAGGGTGTCAAACAGGGATGCAAATTCAGCATCCAGCGCCGCTTTTTTGTAGGCTTCGAAAGTAGCCTTGCTGACAATTACTGCTGGCTCACGGCCTCTGCGGGTGATTTCAACCTCTTCCCCGGCTTCAACATTGTTGAGCACTTCAGAAAGGTTGCCACGCGCGGTACGGAAGTTAATGGATTGCATAAACACCTCGTGTACTCGTTATGTGTACACAATTATAAACTTCACAGGCATAAAGCACCAGCACTTTGCAGCTTAAATAACCGGACAATCATCAAATTCCCCACTTCGGGCATCATTGATGACATGAGTGATCACACCAAAAACAGCATTACTGCCCGTGTATCCATCGTCATCTACTGGTAACGCCTCTTTCTTCCCGGTGCTTAAGTCCTCCAGGTGCTGGCGCGGATACTTCCTGTATCTCTTTATGCGATATTCACCCTCCATAGCGCACACAAGCAGAGAACCATCAACCGGAGTAAGCGAGGAATCAACCACCAGCAAAGCACCCTGCAATATTCCCTCACGGTGATGGCTATCAGCTGCCCGCATGAAGTAGGTCGCTGAAGGATGTCTAATTATCTGCTGATCAAGAGAAATTCGGCTTTCAACATAATCCGCCGCAGGAGAAGGGAAGCCCATAGCGTTTTACCTCAATGATACTGTTTATTCATACAGTATACATTGAAAAGGCATAGTTTGTGAAAGCGGGGTTTGTAGGCGCGCCACGCTGGGGGCTAATCACATTTCTCCCCCATCTTGCCGTTATTTTTTTGGTGCATCCTCGTTCTGATACACCGGATCGCTCCCTTTTGGCAACTGGAGGCTTAACTGCCGATAGTGCCGTAACCGTTCCATGAAATAGGTGCGCAGATTCTCTGGTTGCTCGCGGGCTACCTGTTCAGCTATGACAGGTATGTTCAATCGCTCTTTGTACGCCACACCGCTGGCAGCCAGATCAACGTTAACCTTATCCCGTTCTTCCTGACTTTTAGCTGCAATATTCCAATCGTGCATATCAAATCCCATCCAGAACAATTGCGTAACGACTATTATTTAACCAGCAAAGTAACTTTTAATTTTTTTTCTTTTCCCATTGATTTTTGTGCACAGCTTATCTGCCTTGCCGTGCGCAGAATCAACTTTTTTCTTCCTGATTTATCCACAAAGTTATGCACTTGCAAGAGGGCCATTTTCTAAATATTGTGATGTTTCACAAATGAAATGAATTTTGATTAATGAAGATAAGGAGAAAATTTGAGATGCAATCATGACGTTAATAGATAGGGTCTGCATTACAGACCCCATCCGCATCAAGGAATTAGCCGTTCCCTGATGTTGTTCCGAAAACATGTGCCGTAAGCTCACGTTAACGACTTTCTTTCACCGAATCCAACTATATAGGGGTTGGGTTTCTACGTCAACGTGAGCAAGTGCTCCTTTACATTTGACAAGGAACCACCTTAATGACTGCTTTTTTTCAGTTCCTGAGTGCATTTTTAGATGCGCCTGTTATTAGCCAGATTCTGGCGATCATCCTCATCATCGTTTTGATTTTGCTTTTAAGGTCAGTAAAAAATGGAATTATGCACTGGCTTACTTAATGTTCAGTGAAACATTAAAATCTCCTTGATGTGGAAACAATCATTTTCTGTATGTGCTGGTGGGTACCTGTAGTTCAGCTTTCGTTGGCATTTAACTTCGTCTTTGCTTTCTCCACCAGCAACTTCCAGATGCCTATTTCATTAGCAGCCGCCTTGATGGCGGCATAAAAAGCATCTTGCTGATCGTAACGCTGAATCTGTTTTTTCAGTTTTGCCTCCACCAATTTAATTTCATTACGTGCTTTCTGAAGCCGCAGCGCCGCCCGGTTACGTCTGTTCTTGTATAGCGCGTTAATCTCTGATAATTGCTTTAATTTACCAGCCTGACTGCGGATTATCGCCTCTCTGACTTCTGCCGTGCGTCTCATCTGATCTCTTAAGAGTTCACCGTTTTCGATAATTCTTTCAAGGTGTTTGATGTGATCTGCAACTCTCATACTTCACCCTCGCTTGTATCGCCAGCATCCACCAGCGGCAATAAAGCCCTGGCCATCTTATGAACCAATAGTGCATCAATAATGCCAAGCGTATGCCCCGGCTTAATGTTTAATGCCGCCTCAAGGTGACACCTTTCCAGGCCACTTTTCTCGGCTTGTTTATGATGATCTGGTGTAATAACGTCGCCCAAAACACGGCTAATTCTTTCTCGTAATTGCTGGGTGCCAGCACACTTGATCGCTGTATCGTGGAGACGGTTAACCAGTTCGCGATAAACATGCGGCTTAATTCGGATACGTTCACCGGTGACGCCCTTTCCTGGTGCTGGCACCGAACTATCCGGAATATCCGGATAGTTGCCAGCCTCGTAAGCTACCCGCAGCCAGTGCATGAATGTTTCAGTGGACACACAACCACAGTCCACATCGATTTTCCCGCGTTGCTGTTCCAGCCATTGCCCAAAATCCAACCTGTAAGTCTTACTTTCAAGTTCATCACCATTGAACTCGACTTTCTGCGACGCTATGAGAGCTGATTCGTATTGTTCGCGAGTGACAACTGACTGGTATTCATCGCTATCAAGGTCACCAATTGGAAGCTCAATCTCACAACAAAAATTGCGCCCAAAGAAAGTGTCTTTTTTGTGGTCTGAGCCAAAAGCAAAAGTCGCGCATGGTGCCATTAAATTGACACTGGGTAGGTAACAATAACTCATTCCATCAGGCCACCCGCCGCACTTAGGCAGTTCCTTCACTAACAAGTCGATAAACTTCATTTTTTTATCATCTTTGCAAGCCGCCAAAGCCATTTGGGCAAGTGCCAATACTTCATCTGCCGTATATCCAGCACCGTGACCATACATTTCGATACGGGAAATAATCTCTGATATACGCTCTTCAGTGATTCTGGTCATTTATTTTTGCGCCATTTCTTTTCACATTCCTTAGTCCATTTTTCAATGTTCATTTTGGCAATATCAGTCATTCCATCACCTAAGAAATACTTTCTCCGGTACGTCTTGCACTTAAACCACACTACAACAGCCACCAGCCAGAAAATAAAAGGCCATACAGCAATACCAACTCCAGCCGCGATAAAGCCCAATAGCCATAAATGAAGCTCTCCAACTTCTGTTTGCGGCAATATTCTTAAAGAATTAAGCAGCAGACTGAAGGAATAGTCGTATGCATTGGCGGTATAAGACATGCAATCCATATAATTAAAGTCATAGCCTGCGGCTGCCGCCCATAATGGGCGGTCAAGAAAATGTTTTAGTGTCATCATATAAATTTAAGGTTCAGACCAGTTATCTTCAATAGCAATGCTTAATCTTTGTAGCCATTCTGCTAATTTCAGCATTGCTTCTCTTTCGCTTAAACCACGAGGAAAATCATCAAGCGAAATTGTTGGCTTGAAGCCCCCGTAATTATCTATTTCAACAGTCAGATTTTGCTCCAGCACGGTATTCCTTACGCGGCTATTGTGCCGAAGCAAATATACTGAACGTGATTTATTGGTTTTATGGTCAAACTGATATTCGGTAAGTATCATCTGGCTTTTGCCATGACTATTACCTCTCCACATACTTACCTCACTTAATAAAACAACTCCATGCGTAGTTGATGATTTTTTCCCACGTAATATAAATCTGCACTCCGGCAGTAAAACCAAAGCCAACAATTGCTGAAAAAATCAAAACATTTACTTTTGACAGTATAAATTTTCTCTCGGTGTCGTAGGTGATAGCACCATAATTGATAATTTAGTGAGTTAGCAGTTCCATTTTTTGGATGATTTCCGCATGAGCATCATCGTTATCAACACTTAACTCGTTTAATGCCTCTCGCACTACATCAACTTCTTCTGGTTGGAAGAAGTCATCTCGGTAGTCACCAAATAGAACCGAAACAAGCCTGCCACCAGCAACATCAAGATTGGCGCTAACAGGTGGCTCTTTGCCATCCTCAAATTCGACTACAAAAGTTATTTTTCCCATCGTTACCACCAGCGACAAATTGAATACAAACCCAGTGCTGCCGCCATCACAATTCCTACCGTGGTGAATGCTTCAGGCCAGCTCATTGATTCACCTCCTGCGGCGGTTCTGGTAGCGGCATCCAGAACAAGGCGTTCCCTAACCACGATAAAGTGCCGTCGCTCAACTCCACGTATTCCCCTTGCACCTGGCCTGCCATATACTCGCCGTGCTTTGAATAAATTAAAATCCAATCATCTTGAGCGGGCATTCGCTCACTACAGCTTATCCAACTATCCGGAGTTACCGGAGAGTTGCCAGCCAGTCTACGCAAAACAGCCTTAACAGCCTCAATACGGTCATCATCGCAATTTTCCAGCGTATCTATGCGGTCGAGCATGATGATGGCGTTATCAATATCAGGATTGCCAGTCCACTCATTACCGCGATTGGATTCGGCAGCCTGGTTGCCAGATGCTGGCTGATTGTCGGCTTGGCTATAGCTAACAGCACGGCAGGCATCCTCTACGTTCTTCACTGCATCTGCGCAGTAGTTATAGCGATTGCATTCCACTAACTTCTGCTTGAGATTTTCAATTGCTTGCGCGACATCAGCCTGTATTGGCGGAACGGCTGTTTGCTCTCGAACGTCATTAGTCGCTATCGGTTCTGCTGCCAACTGACTGGCATATTTGTTAATGGTAACGATAAGCTCTTGCTCGGCCTCATCCAGACAATCACCGATACCTCGCCTGTCACCGTCAAAATCATCGAAATCGGCACGAATCCTGGCAACCTCCCGGATTGCGGACAACACTTCACCAGGAATAAGCGGAGAGTTGCCCGATAGTACATTCTGCTCCAGCGATGCCAGAGCAATTCGTGCCAGTTCTTCCGCTTCTTCTGCTGGCAGTACAACGTTGCTACCAGGTCCGTATGTTTCGCGCCACTGCTTGATTGTCAGTAGTCGCTCTTTGGTAATAGTGATCATGCCGCGTTTCCTTCTTTCTTATTAACAATTACACCGTCATATATTTCATTAAGGTGCCCTCTTAACTCCATGCGCCTTAATGCAGATAACATGTAATCGCATTCAACCTGCTTATTTCCAGTAAATGGCTTATCGTCAGGATTACCCCAACAGCAATTACCCTTGGGCCACCCATGTACTTTCCGTACTCTTCCGTTAACAACGTGAAGTAATCCCCAGCCAGGTGGTAAATCCTCAATTGAAATAATTCCCGGCTCACTAATAAAGAATCGCCAGTCGCCCATTCCAAGAGACGGATTTTTACGAAAACGCTTTTTTCTATCTGCCAACAAGTCAGCACGAGAACACTTCGCCTCTATCAGGCATGATGCTGAATTTCTGAATCCCATAGCATCTGGCTGTTCTCCGGTACTGGTTACAGCTATAAAGCGGTCATGAAAACAAACCTTGAACCCGTTGCGCTTAAGGAACTTGTACGCAATCTGACAGAGTTCGCGGTGTGTTAACGCCATATCACTCTCCTTTAGTGCGCAAGTGGTTTTTCCAGCGGTTTTGCGCCGCGCTGGGCTTTTTGCAAAAACCACAATCCATCATCCCGTAATATTTCATCAACCCCATCCGTCGGTTGCTGAGTCTCACCCACTGCCAGACGCCAGGAGCGTTTCTACGAACTAACAGAATCTTTGCTTTACGGTTTTTCATCTTACAGCGTACCCTTTCTTCCGCCTGTTCTGTGACGCAGTAGGCTTACGCTTTGCGGCAAAAGCCACCTGACCAAATGGATGGAGTACCGCTATCTTATGGTTGCTAATAATCAGCTCCACCACACGCACAGGTCGCTGTAAAAAAAGTCGTTTTGCCTTACGGTTTTTCATCGCTTTGCTCTCCTGCGTCTCTTTGCTGCTCGTCGTGCCGCTGCAATACCGGTATGGCGGCGCTTTGGTGCCGGGATGATGTTGTCAGCCATCAGGACATACGGCTTTGCAATTAGCGCAGAAGCCCAAAAACGAGTCGGGTACGGTAACAAGCCAATACATGCCACACGCACTACTCACCTCCGTTGATGCGAATGCCTGTTGCAATGCTGTTTATGATGCTGTCAGTGCATGGGGTAGAAAGCTGGGCATCTCCAGCAATTTTCATGACATCAACATCTGCATATCGAATACCGAGGTGTATCAGACCGGCTATACCTGACTTAAGCCGAGCATTTTCCATAAACAGATCCTTTGCCCGCTGTTTTTCTGCCTCAAGCTCAACGCGCAACTTCCCTACCGTTAGCGCAATATCCTCGTTCTCCTGGTCGCGTGATTTGATGTATTGCTGGTTCCTTTCCCGTTCATCCAGTAGTGCCAGCACGGTTTCTGGTCCGGCCAGAAATTTGAAGGCGTTGAGCGCATCAATATCCACACCGTAATCTTTAAGTTCCTGTTCACTTAACAAATCATCATCAGCTGGCAACATTAACAGGCGTTCCATTGCTGGAATTGCACGTTCCGCCGCCTCACGCAGTGCCTGGTAATTAATTTCGCTCACTGGTTGCCTCCTTTGCGAAGCTGGGCAGCAAAGTCAACTAACCACTCAGTCATTTCAACCTTCCCTACCAGATCTGAACCAGGGTGCATACAGCAATCACTCTGCGCCGCTTTGAAATCCTTATACTCATATTCTTGGGCCACCAGATTTTTTGCAGCTTCTATAGCAGCATCCAATCCCTGCGCCCGCACTTCAGCCAGGCATTTGCGAAACTCGGAAACGTACTGTTCGACGCTCATTCCCCAGCTAAGTGGACATTCATTGAATGTTTCGCCTTCGTGCTCTTCATCAGGTAGCTCTTTGGTAAAGAACTCACGCTCAATGGCGTGGAGTGTGTCAGCAAAACGACGTAAGTTACTCAAACCTACCGTAATGGAGAATTCAGGAGCATCACATCCGACGCCCATCTGCTGATAAACGGCGGTTTTGAAGGCCTTAAGCCCCGCATTCTCCGCCACCAGCGCCGCGAGATTAGTCTCAAGCTCTGCAATTCGACACATAGCATCAATATTTGTGTCCTCCAGGCACTTAATTTCACCAAGCAGCTCCAGTGCAACCTTTGGGTTGAACGCGGCAACATGACGAGCGTTGTTCTCTGCATTTTTCTGTCCATCAAAGCCGGTCCATTTGATAACGTCTTCACATCGTTCATCACCGGGCGTGTGCACCGCATAAGTACCAGTATCCGTCGAAATAAATGCGACCCATTCGTCTGGTGTTGCCTTTTCTGCCGCCTCACGCAGTACCTGATAGTTAATTGTCATTCTCGCCATCCTTCACAGTTGTAATCACTACAGCCTTCAAAATCATATGGGCTGTACTGCCAGGTTATTTTTCCGCAATGCGGACAATTCCAACGCACCTTCCCGCTTCGCGACTTCTTTCTTCTGTTCTGCTCTTCCAACCAGTCAGGCATGACCAAACCTGCGCCCTGAACCATTGTTCTGCGGTTAAAGTTATTGATATTGAACGTCCGACGCTTTGCTGCATCAGCAATGGAAAATGGCAACCAAACTATTCCTGGTTCGTTTTTGTTGGCGACGCTAAAGATGGTCGCTTTACTGAAGTCATCTGTTGGCAATCCACCGTGTTGAAGCCAGTAAACATCGTTGCCGTTCCAGCTACCTTTTTTGTAGGCCACATACGCAGTGCAATCTGACTCAATCAGGCTTTCTGTAGGGATGTACTGGCAATCAACGTGCCACACAGCCATTGCATCCACGCTATCAGCGCAAACAGGCTGATCGATATCTCGACCACAATTCCAGGCTTTTTGGGCTTCTTCCTGCGTGTAAACATGTGCTCGATCGATATCAGAACTGTAACCATTGCAGTTATGGCAATGGAATGAGGCGTTATTACCCACAGTTTCACGCAAGCACATCATGTAAAAACGGTTACTCACTGGTTGCCTCCTTGGCGGAGTTGCGCTGCGATGCACGAAAAAAAAGACTCCCGAGTGTGACAGTTAAGAGCTGGTGCGAACGCCGCGTTAAGAACGGCGGAATCACAGCCGTCATCAATATAGAGCGCAATTTTTTTCTCCAGGCGCGCTTTGGCTTCCTGCAACTGCATACCCCGGCACGCACGCGGGATATAATCAGCAATTTGAGCGATAGCTTTTTCGTTCTGTTTAAACATGCTTCACCTCGATAGGCTTGATGGTGTCTAACAGCAGTCGGCGGCGCGTATTTTCTGCAAAATGGCGGCGTCCAGTTTCTTTGTGGTAAAACTCGTTTTTGCCAACGACCCACATCCGCTCTGTTTGGTGCAGTTTTTTTACCTTCGGGCCATCTTTGGTGATCACGGTACCGGTATGGGTTTTTACGATTGTCATGCCACTACCTATTCGAACAGATGAACGAGACAGGCCGATGCTCGTCCACCTGAAAAACTGACGATTTGATGCATACTCACGGTTTATTCCTGAATGCGTTTAAACTCGATTACCCACACCCAGGGATTAGCGTTCCAGCTTTCTTCACCATAGATGGATTCCCACAGGCGCTGGAACGCAACCTTGGCCATTGCGAAATCCCCCTTGGGAGTAAGGAATGTTCCCGGGTGATCAGGAAGCAAACTTCCAGCAGGCGGAACGCCCTCATCCCTTGCATCGCATTCGCTGATATTGTTCAACCGCTCAACGCGCACGTTGGTAATTTCCAACAGGATGCGTGATGCCCAGCGCGGCATGTGAATTGATGGACGCCACCCACCATCAAACTTTTCATTCACAGTGTGAGGTTTCCAGTCGGCATCATCGGGTATCGACCATAAACCGTAATCACCAGGCTTTTGCTCACAACTGGCCCGATAAATCCTTGCTGCGTTCTTCTCATCGCCACGACAAAGGTTGTCGTTCCAGTCCACACTGCAACCATCTTCATTGCCTAATATCGCCCATGTTTCACGAACCCAAATTCGATCGCCGACGATACCAAAGGGGCAATTGAAAACACTGCTTACACCATCAGCCCCGTACCACTGAAAACCTGCACCAATTTCCCTAACCATCACTGGTGCTTCTGGACCAACTTCCGCAGGCTGATTTTTCATTATCCGCCGCGTCTGCGTTTTCCTTCCTTCGAGGATGGCTCGGACCATCTCATCGTTGAAAATCATGCCGCGCTCTTTCACTTCGCCTTTCATGCATCCCCCTTACCCATGCGCGACGATGCCGCCAAAAGTGATAGAGAACAGCCAGAAATAGATCGCGGCCATAATGATTTTGAATGCCGTGTTCATATTTTCAGCTCCTGTGATTGATTGGATACATGCCGCGCCTTACGGCATGTTTTTATTTTCACTTTCTCTGTTTTAAAAATCAAGATTTATTAGAGCAATTATTGTTGATGGAGAAGCGCGTTTTCATACTCCCTGACCATTAACGTAAGTACGCCGTGACTCCTGAAAACACGCGCCACTTCAATCTTATCTTCCAGCGCGAACGCAATTTTACTTAGACCAATTTTCTTCAGGAGATCAATCTTTGCTGGACCGTCATTTCTGTCATCGGTGGCAGGACGCATAGATAGCAAAGGCTCCGCCCCATTTGTTACGTGCTTACGCAACCAGGCTCGTGTTTTATCCCTTGCTATCTCACAGCGCCCGGTTACAAACCAGAGGGTGTAAATGCCGGACAACTGGCGCACCATATCAATAACTGGAGTGATGGGAGCATCAGTGTCACAGGCAAGGTTAAACTCGTTCCAGTGCTCTGTTAATGCACCTTTGCCAGGTGGTGGAAGTAAATGCAGTCTGTCTTCCGTTGCCTCTGATATCGTCCCATCAATATCTACTATGACGATGTACGGACGTTCCTGGTGTGCGTGTTTATTGAAAATACTCAAATGCCCTCCTCATTGGACGAAAAAAATGCTGGTGGGAGCACTCCACCAGCATTAAAAGTGACACTGTAACTATCAGCGAACGTAAATAGTGCCGCCGTTCTCTTTTTCCCATGCATCGCTACGTGCATAGCAAACATCGAGAAGTCTTCTTGCCGCAGTTTCCTCTAAACCCAATTCGACAACCAACTGCTCATGACGGCGGGTAACCACATCAAACAGGGTATGCAACCCTTTAGTTGCCAGATCATCAATGAATTCCGGTTCGAACGGCAGCTCTGTATCTGCCAACATAACCTCTTGCGCCCACTCAACTCGACGGACCAATTCCGGGCGGCGGCTTTCCATCTCTTTACAGATCAATTCATGGAAGAACTCTACCCAACCTTCCGGCTGGAACTCGCGGAAAATTGCCAACGGCTGGAAGTTTGGCATCAACCATTCGTTGATTCGGATATCAATGGCATAGCCCATGTCGCAGCAGAACTGATAAGCAAAGTCCAGCTTAGAAACGATATAAGGACGCTCGTTATTGAACTCTTTAGGCGATGAGATCCCATAAGCCAGGAGGCGCGGGAAGAAGGAGATTTGCCCTAACGTCGGATGAAGTTTGCTTGCAGGGAAACGGCGCTCAGTAATGCCATACATTTCCTTCTTGAGCGTCGCAAATTTGGCATTCTCATTAACCAGCGCGGTAACCTCTGCTTTTTTATTAGCAAATGCCACGCGCGCCTCGCTTGCATCTTTAATAGTTTTTTTGAGCTGTTGGTTAAGGTCGGCGACCTGCTTACGCAGTTCCTGTCGCTCGCTTTTAGCTTTGTTATAGCGTTTCTCAAGGTTAAAAGGATCAAGTTTCATGATCTCTTTATATTGAGATTTTAGCGTTGAAATCTGTGAGTTCCGCAGTTCAACCATCGCGGTCATTTCATTGAGTTTTGTTTCCAGCTCAATGCTTATACGTTCGGCATTATCAGCACGCTGGTTGGCGTCATGCGTCGCATCGTCGATCGCGTCCTGTTGCTGGCGTTTCAAATGTTCAATTTCCAGCTGAAGCTCTTCAATTTCTTTACCCTTCAGACCGAGATCCAACTGCATATTTTCAGCTGCATCTACCAGGGAGTTATGGCTATCAGCTTCTGCGTTATAAACATCAATAAGCTGTGCGTGAAGCATCTCCGCTGACTGAACCGCATTATCAAAAAAACGCGCTGTGAGGTCATCACAACTAACGCGGCGTTGCGCGGCCCGGATGTTCTGGATAATGGCCGGGATACCGGCATTCAGGACATCAGGGATACATACATTTTCGATTGATTGGTTTTGTGCTGAAGTGCTCATTTCAAAGTTCCGTATTAGCTTGTGCTTCGGTCATTTTTCCTAAGTATGAAGGAGGAAGGACTACGCAATTTGTATCCAGTCCCTCACCTATGGCAGCCTGTAAAATTCTGGCTAAGGTGAGTCTCTTGTTGCGATACCTGGTGATGACATGCCTGATACCGCCGGTCGGCGTAACAAAGGCGATCAGCCAGTAGTGATATTTCCGTCGGAATGGCCACATAGTGCACCTTGTAGATTGCTCTAATAAAAAACGTGATGAGTGTACATCACGTTTTAAAAATATGGAATTATTAGAGCAATATTATTCTGATTCTCGCTCAAAAAATGAGCTGATAAGGGGAAGCCAATCCTCTGACACTTCGCGAGGTCGCGGTTTGCCGTGGAAAAAGATTATTCGGCAGTCTTTTGGTAATGCCCCATTCCCCCTGGAGTAACGCGCGCTCGCATATTTTGAACCAGGTTCCACAACATCGGCCTTGTAACTTACAAACCATCCTGGATACAGATCCTGAAATGCTGGTGTATCATCGCCCATAACCTTTCGTAAGAACCCCTGGTCACCCCAACACTCAGTAGTGACACAACGAGAAATCCAACCTTCCGGATCTTGCCAGAATGCACTCCAGATATGCGCTTTAACACTATTTGGTATCCACAGGGCACCGCTGCCACGATATTGTGGATGGTAAAAATCCCTAAGCATGGTGAAGCTGGTTGGTGGATGCTCTAGGATTGGGCGTATATCACCGGCAATAACCGTGTCCAAATCCAGATAGAACAGATCATCGGTTATATCCGGTCGGAACAACTCGATTTTCGCCCACCAGCCACGGCACTTTTGCCACTGGTTGATCAATGGGACAACTTTGACGCCAGGTACATGTAAACGCTTCAGGTCTGTCAGGCAAATAATTTCATAGCCTTTTGGCAGTTGATTAACCAGCCACTGCACATCGGAAGCGTTATAGTCACCACCAGAGCGAAAAACTAAAGCAATCTTCATGCTGCACCATCACCTTTCACTTTCATCAATGTCAGGTTTCCGCAAAATACGGCACCAGTGTCGATATACTGCTGATTCCAGAATGTCTTCGGGCTTTTCACCGGAGTGTGACCAAAGATAAAACGATCTGCGCCCGAAATTTCGCCACCAATATCATCCATCGAATCACTGATACGCTCGCGCGCCCAGACAACGTTGAAAAGCGGCACCTCCTTACCGAATTGGTATTCATTATCCGGATAGTCGGCATGGGCTATAACGATAGTTTCTTGCCCGGTGTTCAACTCAATGATATAGGGCAGACGCTTTACCAGCTCCACCAGCGCCCAGGCTAATATTTCCTGATCAGTGTCCAGCATGAAGAACCATTGTCCGCCATTCATTAGCCAGTTATTCACGTTGCCATCTGGACTTAACGCATCAATCATCAGCCGCTCATGGTTCCCCATCACTGCCCTGAACCAGGGCATCTGCAATAGTTCCAGACATTCGACATTTTCAGTACCGCGATCGATAAGGTCGCCGACCGATATCAGTAAATCCTGCGCCGGGTCAAAATCCACACGATGGAGTTCGGACATCAGTCTGGTGTAGCAACCATGCAGATCACCAACAACCCAGACATTCCTGTATTTGGTACCGTCGATACGGTGATAAATTGTGGGTGCCATCATGTATTCTTCAGCCATTCTTTAAGAGTCATCTGCGGAATACCTCCCATTTTCCCGCATGAAACAACGTCAATCTGTTCACGCGCAGACTGGAATAACAAAGGCAGGTGACTTAGATTTTTTGGCGTGCCGCCGGAGTGAACGCGTAGTTCTTGCGTAGCGTCAACGCCCACCAGAGCTACATGTTTGAATCCGATATGGAAAGCCAGGTTCAGAGCACCATATGCACTATTGCCGCTGGCAATTTCATTCTCATCTTCGCAAAGGCCGAAATGTGCGGACCAGCGCCACGCCCACCACTCGGGAGAATTCGTATTTTTTGGCTCCATGCCGCGTTCCGCCACACGACGGAAGCACAGAACGCCATCTCTGACTTCACGTTCTTTAACATCGGGTAGTGCCATGCAATAACAAACACCACGGCGACGGCGGCCACGACCAACGCGCCGCATATTGTCTGGGGATGGATCAAGGGTGAAAAAATAAGAAGCGCGGTTAAGCCAGTCGATGGCCCCATTGACCGCTATAATCGGCACTCCGCGCGGCGCAACAAAGTTTGCGGCGCTTGGGCCACTGCCGACGATAATAACGCGATCACTGCCTCTAAATTTATTCTTGGGAAACATTGAATTGCACTGCTCCTACTTGCATTCAAAATATGTAAATCTGCGTGTTTTTTGCGGGTATCCAGGAACTGCTGTTGCCATTTTGAAATAGACACCTGCGTTGGATTCCGTAGTGCTTGAGGGTGCGCGCCATGCCAATGAAGGCCGTTTTGCAGAGAACAGTCATAGCCGACTAATACCACTACTTCAGCCCCTGATTCAGCAGCCAGACTGATAGCCTGCGCGCCGCTATTTACCCCTTCCGCCGGTCCACAATATCGCCTGTACTCCAACGAAAATGATTTCGCCGCCGCCAGGTTGGCTGTCACTTTTCGGAATCTCCCTCCCGGTATGGTGGATCCGTATTGCTTCCACCATGACAAATCACCGGCGTATAAGGCATAAATGTCATCGAACATCTGCCAGGAATTGTTAACCGCGATGATTGAACAGCCAGTTTTTTCTATAGCAGCACAGTCCTCACGAGTGAGTGACGGACCGCTACCGACACAAAAAACAGTCCTAGTCGCCCTGGGTGGTATGTTCATTCTCAGCTGCAAATTCAGCCTCCAGGCGAGCATTCATTTCAGCGATTACAGGGTCCACTACAGCATCTGTTTCCTGTTCATTACGCGGCATGACCGATGCCAGCGACTCATAATTAACCTTGGATGACACGATTATTCTCCCGATGTTAAAGTGCACTACCACAAAGAGCGTACATGCACTAATTAATTTATTATTTTAAGCGGCATGCAACCACTTATCGCCGTTCAATACATGCTCAATAGCCTCACCCTTTTTAAGACTTATGTATTCCAGGATGGCGGTAATCGCTTGTTCTGCACCATACGCAAGAACAACGTAGTAGCCTTCCTCTCTAAGCCTGCGCATCCAGGCGATCTGCTCTTTCGTCGGGGCTTTACCATTTGGTTCTTTAAGCTCAATTCGCATGCCGTGATAAATACCGCATGCTTTATCGAGACTCATGTCCGGATAACCTTTTTTCTGCCCTTCAGCCTTCATTTTCCCGGCGGTTGCTTTTGAACGCTTCCCTCCGTTAGGCGTTGCATGCAACAGCTCATAGATGTCAGGGTGCTTGCGTTCGAAGTAATCAAAAATGAAAACCTGCTCGAAGTGCTCGCAATTTCCGTCGCGCAGGTCTGGGTTCTTTGCCAGTGCTGCAAGTGCCTTCGCATGTGGAGAAACTTCTTTTACCGGCGCAAGCGATAAGAATGGATCCTTTTTGGTTTTTGGCCTGGACCGCCCCTTATTTCGACGCTCACTAAAAGCCTGAAACTCTTCCTCAGTAAAGCGCAACATAATCAGTCAAATCCTGCCGGTCGCATGCCATATTTACGCTGTTTTGCGGCCTGCTCTTCCCTGTGCCATTGCGCACATTCAGCGTCACAATAAATGCCTGATTCAATCGATTCATTGCAGTAACGACACTTCCCTGTAAATACCTGGCTCACGACCTGTGCCTGCTTTCTGATGTTATCGATGGCCATGTCTTTGAGAGCTTCTAACTGATTCATGCTCAGCTCTGCATCATCAACACGTTCTGCCAATTTTGTTTCCTCGTGAAGAACCTACTTAAGGGCAGAATGATACATTTCACAATCAAAATTGCACTAATAATTTTCTTTTATTGAGTTAAATATTCAACAAATGACTAGCAGTAGAATCACCATCATCTATTTCTGGCAGGCTGACTATGGCTACATCAATCACTACAACCCAAAGCACCCGGCAATATCCTCTGTCGCGGTATGACGACCGCAACATAGCCGATCCAATACTCAGGGCAGAGCTACGCAAAGAGGTGATGCTTATGTGTGAATCGAACGACAAGAATCTGACGATTTATTACGTTCTTCCCGATGAGCAATATCGCCCGGATTTGCTGGCTTACCGTATGTGGGGCATAGCAGAGCTACGCTGGGTTGTGACGCTCGCCGCCGGGCTTGAGGATGAGTCTCAGGGTATGACTGTTGGCAAAAAATTAAAACTCCCACCTGCCACATGGATCCGCGAAATGATTCGCCATTTCCAATATGACGGCCAGGTGATAGGGACATTATCCATTGCGTAAGGGAAATGAATGCCAACTGAATATGCTCGCGACAACCTTGGTCGCTATCAGACTGATGGATTAAGTGCAAAAGACTTTAATAAGGTCTTCGATCTTATCCGTAAACAGCAGCGTCAGAATCGGCGAAACGCGCGACGTACACTCACCCCAAGGATTATGGGGATGCGCAACCGCGAACTTGAGGCATTCCTCAGCCTTGGTAAAAAGAAAGATGGCACCTACTTTACGCCAGAAGATATACGCAGCTTCAACACCTCAAGGCAGGCTCATAAAACAAAATTCAAGAGCACGGTACCCGGCATTACCTATGCTCAGCTGGTGGCGCAATCCACCAGCATTGATATAAAACGCGCTAACAACAAAGTTTCTGATGGCACAGGGATCAAAGCCGCGACATTCCTCGGGCTAAAACACAACCTTGCATTGATATCTGTTAATGCCTCGGATGAGTCGGTCCACCAGCATCACCGTGTCAGAATTCGATTTGAGGAATGGGATAAAGCCGTTGAGGAAATTGCTGAAGACGGTGCGAAAAAAGCCCGAATCGCTGCCGATCTCTGCAAGGGCCGGGTATCTTTCGACTGTGATTGTGGACGCCATCAATACTGGTATCGTTATATGGCCACGGCTGGTAACTATGCTGTCGCGCCGCCAAAAGAGTATGCATTCCCCAAGATCCGCAACCCTGATCTGACTGGTGTGGCCTGCAAACATGTGTTGCACGCTATGACGCGTTTTCAGTCTCCCACATGGCACAAGGCCATCATTATTGCCCTGGAAAAAGCAGCTGAACAGGTAGCCTTCGGCGATGACAAGCGGAAGACAACAACCTATTTCAAAGGCGAACTGGCTAAATCGCTCACGCGCAACCGGACAACAACGACGGATCAGGCTAAAGCTGCGCGTGAGTATGAGCTGTATCTGAAATCTCAGGATGCATTAGGCAAAAAACTACGCGCAAAAGATAGCGCCACGGACAACGTTCGCCGGTTGTTAAAAAAAGCTCGCACCACGGCAAACAGGAAGAATGCCGAACTAAAAGCATCGCGGGTGAGGGAAGCCCAGGCTCGCGCTGAAGCCGACGCTCTCAAAAAAGCCCTGCAAACGCAGGCGAACAACCTCATAAAGTTTTTCATGAGTCAGGGAATGGACAAGGCCGCTGCCACTGCGCAGGCGCGAAGCATTCTTGAGACACAAATTAACGAAGCCCGTAAACGGAAAGGATAATCGATGGCTGGTTTCTTTGATGACATGTTTGAGGACACAGAACCATCACAACAAGTGACTGGTGATAACCTCCCGGACACCGAATCGGATCCGGATATTCCAGGCGAAGGTTCTGAACTGATTGAAGAGGAAGATATTGATGCTGAAATCGAAACCGATGGTGTTAACGTTGGTAATATTGTTGATCCTGTGGAGGACAATCACCTTCCCAATCTGGATCACGGCCTGCTTAGTGATTCTGGTGTGCGCCACCGTTATCAAGGTCATGCAGTTTTTAATAACCTTGTGCGGATGGACTGGCTCAAAGCAATCAAGCTAGACCCTGACTCATTCGATGCGGTTCTGTATCGCGCAATACCTTACAGAGACAAAAATGCACCTGAAACGGCATCTGAAATAATAGAACCGAACCAACGCATATATGACTATCAGGATCCAGAACTGATAACGGCCCTCGACTGCCCGGATGAGATGGACGCCTTCTACGCGCTATACGACGGCAGTGATAATACGGGAATTAGCGACAGTGCTTTAATCCTTCGGTTGGCCGCCGTTAATGTGCCAGTGGGTTCTATGCTCGAATGGCTGGAACAGCTGTCAGACGGCACAACCATTCGCCGCTTCTGGTACATCCATAAAATATTCAATTACGGCACTGCCAGGGTAGGCAGTTTGTTTTATTGCGTGCCTTCACGCGCCTTTGAAGGGAATTTCATCGGTGATTCTGAATAATCAGGAATGGCTACTGGCCATCTTTAAGAAAAAAGGTCTTACTCCAACCGGTAAGCTGGAATTTGCCACTATTGATGGCATTGATTCGGCGCTCGCACAGGCTTTAAACGAAGCATTCGACTCACAAGTTGTCAGCTTTAATGATCGCACTAACCAGTCATTCAGGGAGTTCCTGAAACGCACACCAAGAGATCGCATAACGCTCGGCACTTTTAGTGATGTGAAGGAGTGGTTGTCGTCATTTGAAGCCGATCGCGCCGGGCGCAAAGATACAGCCTCTGCTGGCCCAGTAAATAAGCTGGCAATGCCGCTTGTGAATCTGTCTCGTTCTCCCGCGTTTTCAATTTATGAAGGTGAACTGTGCCGGGATAATTACGATGAAGGGCATGTCACCAATGAAAATGATGAGATTGAAGCCCTGGTATCGACTATCCCTTTCTCACTGGAATATTCGCTATGGATCGCCAGTGACGAGAAGGAATCTCTTGGGATGGTTACAACTGCATTAGCATTCTGGCTACGAATGTATGCCAGCCTCGGGCAGGCATCTTTCACTCACATTGCCAATGTCGGCGGTTATGAGATACCGGTTACCTGTTACATAGAAGGGCAAAAATCAATCGCATTTCAGGATCTGACCACCGGCACCGCCGACAACAGGCTGTTCGCGGTTGGATTGAACCTCACCGTTGTGGCGGAACTTCCTATCCTGGCTTATATGCAGCAAACCACCGGCACCATAACGGTAAAAGCGAAAATTCTGGAGGAATGAGATGGCCACAAAGACCACCACAGCCCCGGAAACTGATTCAAAACGCACTCAGCTATTCCTGCAATCTGTTTCAATTGGGCAGAACGAAATCCCTCGCGAAATGATCGTAGGATGTACCTATGTCGAACCTGGGGAGCTATCTGGTCCCCAGCTTATGCTCATGGTCAGGGATTCAACGGCTTACGTGGTCAATAAGCTGGGGGTGAAATTTGGGACAATAATGACAGTTTCACTTGGTGATCCGGAAGGTCATGGCGGCATCCTCTTCTCGGAAGAGTTCTTTGTTCTTAAAGCGCCGCGCAAGGACGATACTGTACTGATTTACGCGTTTAGTAACCCGGTGCGGTTATTAAAAGTTCCGTCCACCAGCGCACAGTATTTTGTTGATAAGCCCCCATCAGCCGTAGTTTCCTCTCTTGCCCCTGGTCTGAAGGTAAATGCTGACTCATTCAGAAAAACATCCACATACCACCTAAATGTTGGAGAAAAACCGACCAAGGTATTGCAGGAGATAGCCCGGGATACCGGTTCTATGTGCTGGGCATCCAGGGGGACGATCAATTTTAAAAGTATGGAAAAAATGGCAAACGCCGCTCCATCGCTTACTTATGAGTCCGCTAATCCCAACACATCCGGATTTACAATTAGTCAGTTCAACATCCTGAATGCCGATTATGAATACCAGCGCCGCCACAATTACAGAATGGCCAGTTATGACATGACCAAAGGTGTGGTTTACTCAGGTAACCAGGAAGACCCCATTAAATTTACGAGCAATCCCGATCCTACCGCGCTGGCGAACTACAACAAATTCATTCTCCCCCGCCTCGATATGCTGGTGGAAGGAAATGCCGCGCTAACTCCGGGTACGACGCTGAAAATTGTCGTGCATAACACGGCAGGTGACGGAGAACTCGATGAATCTATCCCTGACAAAATGATAGTGATGTCCGTGACTCATTTCGAAGACCGCTTTCGTTTTGTCAGCCGTGCACAGTTAGGAGTGGTGAATGGGTAGTTTGACAGGGAAGTATCGGGCTGTAGTGATAAGCGTCGATGACCCTAAAGGTCTGATGCGTACACAAATACGTGTTGTCGGCATGATGGATGGGTTACCAGATGCCTCATTGCCGTGGGCAGAAGCTATATTGTCCAATGCAAACACGTTTTCACCATTTCTGCCCGGCGATAAAGTATGGGTAGAATTTCCCTACAATGGGGATTCTCGATGGCCATTGATAATCGGTTATGCACAGGATGCATCCGGTGGCGCTCCCAATGTGCCGCCTGAAGCGTCAGGACAAGGTGAAGGCTATGTACCGCCTGAAGTCGAAGGTGCACCAGCACAACCATCAACCAGCGCCAAAAAAGACTTTATTTCGTCGCGGAACGGACTAATGGAGGTCCGGACGGCGGGCGGAGCCTGGGCCGTTACGCACTTGAAAAGTGGAACAACAATCGGGTTCAACGAGGCCGGGGAGTTATATGCCATTTCTCAAGGTCCGGCATTCATCTCTTCCGCAGGAAATCTCGATATAAAGTCAGGCGCGGATGTCGCCCTGAAGGCGGGGGGAAGTATGGCGATAGAGGCCAGCGGGAATCTATCCATAAAAGCCGCTCAAGTCTCTGTTGACAAGGCTTAAGAAAAGCCCGGCACTCGGGCTTTTCTGTTACCACGGGTACAATGTTTTTATCCGTTACCTCGCGACGGTTTCTGCGTGATAAACGTCTCAAGCATCTTTTCCGCAATTGCCGACCAGGTGTGACACTGGACCTTTTCAGCATTTTTCACGCGATCAACGCGAGCAATAACCTCATCCCAATCAATCCGCGACTTGATAACCATATGGTTCACCAACTCCAGGCGATCTGGCGGAAGGCAATCGGGAGGCGTTAATACCAACGCCCCGCACATTGCCGCCTCAAGTACAGTTAATCCAAGGCTTTCGGGATGCGTAACGATAAACACGTCACTCTTACGCAATTCAGCTGCAAATTCGGTTGCTGGCACCGGCGTCCGCCTGTATGGAGTTACCGAAATATTCCCCGGGTCAATGGTAACCAATCCGTCATCAGTCAACGTTCTGGCCTCATACGGAACGGTCAGACGCTGAAGGTTCATAAGGATACTTAAGGAGTGATCAAAACCACTAACATCAAATGCAGCGTGGTCTACAAAAATACGCAGAACATCGTCCGTTTTGGTTTCCAGATGGAACAGCTCCTGATTCGCTGCCCATCCAACATGTTTGTTAAAACGATTATGACGCTCTAACCTGCCGGGATTATCCAGGTACCGCCAGGTATCATCGCGGACAGTAAAAGTAATATCGACTGGTGCCGAATCCAGCATAGAACCGTCATATACCTGGGCTACCCATCCAGAGAATCGGCGACACAGTTGCATGCCTATTTCCCTGGGTACCGTAGTAAAATACCTCAATCCTGGTGCCAAAATGGCCTTCGCAGAACATGCGGTCGCAGCAGTCAACACAGCTTCAACATAATCCTCCGGGCTTTCGACGCCAGGGGAATATGGACGATGGTATTGCAATGTTACCCCTGCCTCACTAAAGGCGCAGGCCAGGTTATAAGCCCACATTTCCGTATATGTTTTCACATCACTGATAGCTTCAAATTTTCGCCCAATGATCAGGATGTTCATCGGCTTTTCCTCATTCCATTGCATTAATAATCCTCTTGCCAGTCAGCACCAGCATAGTTATCAAACCGTGAGTATTGGCCGTTAAAAGCCAATCTCACCGTGCCAATTGGGCCATTTCGTTGCTTTCCGATAATTACCTCGGCAATGCCCTTCATTTCGCTATCCGGGTGATAAACTTCGTCGCGATACAAAAACATGATCAGGTCTGCGTCCTGCTCAATTGCTCCTGATTCACGTAAATCTGAATTTACCGGTCGTTTGTCCGCACGCTGTTCAAGCGATCGATTAAGTTGTGACAATGCCACCACCGGTACTTGTAATTCCTTCGCCAACGCCTTCAGTGAGCGAGAAATCTCGGCAATTTCCAGCGTTCGGTTATCTTGCAGCTCCGGGACGCGCATAAGTTGCAGGTAGTCGATCATAATCATGCTCAAACCACCATTTTCTTTATAAACACGACGAGCGCGGGAACGTAGCTCTGTCGGCGTCAGGGCGCTTGAGTCATCAATAAAAATATTCTGCTTGTCCAACAGAATACCCATTGCGCCAGAAACCCGCGCCCAATCCTCGTCGTTAAGTTGCCCTGTTCGAATACGAGTCTGATCAACGCGTGCAAGAGAAGCCAGTGAGCGCATCATCAGCTGGTGGCTCGGCATCTCAAGGCTAAAAACCAATACGGGCTTATCGTTACGAACTGCGGCATTTTCGACGAGATTCATCGCAAACGTGGTCTTCCCCATAGATGGGCGGGCGGCGACAATGATGAGATCGGACGACTGAAGCCCTGCCGTCTTCTTATTGAGATCGGTAAATCCGGTATCAAGTCCCGTTACACCATCATGCGGTCGCTGAAACAACTCTTCTATGCGAGATACCGTTGCATCGAGAATGCTGGCGATATCTTTTGGACCACTACCGCTCTTTTGTCGTTTTTCAGCTATTTCAAAAACGCGGCGTTCAGCCATATCCAGCAATTCATTGCTGCCCCGGCCATCCTGCGCATATCCAGCTTCAGCTATTTCATTTGCGACGGAAATCATTTCACGAACAACCGCGCGTTCACGAACGATATCCGCATAAGCACAAATATTTGCCGCGCTGGGCGTGTTCTTTGACATCTCCGCAAGGTACGCAAAACCACCGGCGCGTTCTAATTTACCGTTCTGTTCAAGTGCTTCAGCAAGTGTTATCAAATCAATCGGTTTGCCATGACTTAATAACCTCTCCATCTCACTGAAAATTTCACGATGAGCACTGGTATAAAAATCATCAGCAACTATACGATCTGCAACTTCATCCCAGCGGCAGTTATCAAGCATTAAGCCACCAAGTACAGCTTGTTCTGCACTAAGGGAATTTGGCATGGATTCAAGAGGGGATGCAGACATTAGCACTCCACCCAGGCGTGCTGAATGTCAGATATAATCGGCATACTCAAATCACTCCTAACGATATGAGTCATCACCAGAAAATCAGGATTAATGCGCCGGACTCTTCCCGGCTGTCACACCGAATCGCCAGGATGGTGAGTCCCTGTATCCGCTATCCCTCAAACGGTGACTTGCACATTCCGGCTACCTGGTTTGTTGCCTGAGCTAGGGGAAAAGGTAACCCCTTTAACGTCACCAGACCGCTAACGACGCATGTGCCAGACGCCGTGTTACAACCAAATATGGTGGCCCCTACCGGACTTGAACCGGTGACCGTGCGATTATGAGTCGCTAGCTCTAACCACTGAGCTAAAGGGCCGGATTACTGCCAATTTTGCTTACGCTTTTATTTCACCGGAACAAACGGAACAGCGGTATTACTGGTCATATACTGCGGTAATGTACCGTTCCATTTGTTGATCGCTTCCAACTCCATAACACCGGGGTTCTGGCGCAGAGCTTCACCACGTAAACGAATGGCATCAGCTTCGGCCTGGGCTTTTGTGCGAATAGCATCAGCCTGTCCGGCAGCTTCCGCGCGCAGCATGTTGGCCTCTGCTTCACGTTGTTTGACCTCTTGCTCGCGTTGCAGGGTTTTTTGGTTTGCCGTGACTTTGGCATTAATACTGTCAATAACTGTTGGCGGGTATTCTGGCTTACCTACATAAGAGAGGCTCATCACCTGAATGCCGATTGGCGTCATTTCTTCCTGAATGTCTTTAAGGGCTGCATCAAGCAATTCGGATTTGCCACCGTCGATAAATTTGTCGGTTGTCATTTTGCTGGCTAACCGGTTCAGAGCATCTGCAACCTTCTGGCGTAGATCGGTATCAGTAATATCATCTACACCTTTGCGATAGGTCTGAAATACCGTTGTGACTTTTGCTGGATCAACCTTGTAGGCTACGCCGATGTGGTAACCAATGGTTGTTCCGTCGCTCATCTGGAAGCTGAACGGCTCATCGTATGTCTTCATTTGCTTAAAGGTCGGGAAGATATAAACTTCAGTATTCAAGCCTGTCCAGTAGCGACCAACGCCAACTACTTCACCGATACCTTTATCATCCCCCAGCTTATTTACTTTGATCCCTACGTTACCTGGCTCTACCCGATCGCATCCGGTCAGACATAAAGAACCAAAAATAATCGCTGCACTAATCAACGTTTTTTTCATTAATTAATTTCCTGGTTTTTTCACGAAAAAAGACTACTGCGAAAGCTGGGTAAATGAGCGCGAGAAGGACTCCCAACAATACAAGTATTGTGCTGTTAGATGAGATCATATTTGGCAAAAGCCAAACATACAGAACCAGTGACACAATCAAACAGAGGACGGCATAAATATATAACCGCACCCATAGCGTTCGACATTTGTTCGGATTGTTCTGCATCCTCTCACTCCATTATTTAACGAATAAAAAAGCTGCGGTGCCGGGTGCCTCCCGGTGTCCTTTGGCTGGTTATCCACCGTGGACGGGGAAACAAGGAGAAATGAATGGACTGATATAACCATTTCCCCGCGTGCGCTTAGCCGCATTCACCGCAACGGAAAGAGCATTCTTGGTGGACCTGTAGATTGGGATATGAACCCGTTACAGGAGAATGCTCTTACCTGTTACGTGCTCCGTTTCGTGGAGCTAACGGCGGGTGATCGGGCCGCACCAGACTGGACTTATTTCAGCGTTATGCTCATGCCAGAGAATCAAACTGTGATGGTCGGTGCTGAACTCCGACACAGGGTTGTAGCAAGCCCCGCAAAGCGCGCACTACTGTAGTTGCGGCACATCAGCCTGTGCATTCACCACAATGTTGAGAACACTGGTTATCACGCTGCAACGCAACATTTATTCGTAGATTGGGATATGACCCCGTTACGCCAGTGTTCTCAACGTTGTAGTGCCGGTTACGGTTCCGGCCAGGCCTCTTCCTCAACGGGGTGTTCTCCATACGGACTACCGTTTATTGGTCGTTCCTGCGGTTTATGTTGTGAAGCCAGATGCTTATCTTCTGGTTGCTTCAAAGAGCTGCACTTCATCACAACGGTAAGAGCACTCGATGCATTTAAGCCAAGCCCCATAAGGGAGAATGCCCTTACCTGTTGTGTTGTGATGACCGGTGCTGATCTCCGGCTTGCGGTTATTTCAGACTCTCACGGGCGTTTAATTGCCCCGCCGAACAGCTCTTTTCCGCAATAGCTGCAATGTCTTTCGCGCATCAGCCTGCGCATTCATCACAACGGTAAGGGTACTTCGTAGGGATTCGAACCCTCTGCCAAGCTCGGCGATCTCCGACGTCGCAAAATACCCTTACCTGTTGTGCTGGTGCCGATTAACGGAATCGAACCGCTGACATCCTGCTTACAAGGCAGGCGCTCTACCAACTGAGCTAAACCGGCATTGGCGATGGTGGATGGATTTGAACCATCGACCCGTTGATTAACAGTCAACCGCTCTAACCGCTGAGCTACACCATCACTTGCCGGGTACGTCTCCGGCGAGGGCTTCCACCTCCGTATGCTTTTCGGCGCACCGCGCCCTGGCTGCAATTCGGTAACAGGGGATGCATAACCCTGGCTTCCAGCGTGATTAGCGCTTTCAGCATGACGGGATATACCCGTAAATTCGTGGAACTGTACCCAAAGTGCTGTTAAGCACCGCTGTTACGCTGAAAAGAAGACGCAACAGGAAAGGACGCTGACCAACAGATGGCCCCTTCTCGTTCATCTGGTTAATCACACCAGCGCCCTTACCTGTTGTGCCTCCCCGTTCCCTAATACACAGACGGGGACACTCTGCGGTCGATTTTTTGACGGGGGACGACTCATACCCCGTGGCGTCTGGCTTCTTAGGCCGCTACCATCATCAGATCATCGTTTGCATTTACTTTAATGGTCAGTTTCTAAACCGCCGCAAAGTCGCTAACCATGACGAAAACCCTGAAAAAAACGCCCACCCGAAGATGGGCAAACTGGAAGCTCGTAACGCACTTCGGTGTTGCCACTTAGGCGTATGGTCAACCTGGCAACTCGGCGTCATGAGGGGGAAGGAGTCACTACCCCGCCATACTTGCCGCCGCGCCTGTCGCGGCTAACAGCTAAATCGCTCTATAAATCACGATTCATTGAGGCGATATTACACTAATAAATTTATTAGAGCAATATTGCTATAACGTCATGAGCAACACCTCGAGTGTCCCCCTTACAAGACACAGAACGTCTGGCAAAAAGAGCTTCCACTCTGAAGCCACTGTCCTGATAAAGTTCTCTGATGTTTGGCGCGCCACTGTTAGTAATGAGAACCTTTGCACCTCGGCGATGAGCATCCGTCAACAGAGACGCCAGGCGTTTTTGCTCTTCAAACTTAAAGTCATGACCGGAATAGTTCGTGAATCCCTCTGTATTTGGGAGCGGTTCATACGGCGGATCGCAAAAGATGACATCTCCTTCTCCGGCAGCTTCAATCACCGCAGCAAAATCACCACATACAAACTCAGAACGCCCTTCCGCACCAAGGAAGGCTTCCATCTCCTGCAATGGGAAATACGGAGTTTTATACTTCCCATAACCGACATTGAACTCACCGGCTTGGTTGTAACGCGTCAATCCGTTAAAACAATGTCGGTTCAGGAACAAAAACGCCGCTGCGCGATGTAAATCATCATAGACTTGTTTGTTAAACGCATTCCGTACTGCCAGGTATCCTTCCTGCGTGTTGTAGTCCTGGAAGAAACGATGTGCCAGAGTGATAAGTGAATGCGCCTCGCGTTGCAGAGTCTTGTAAAAGTTAATCAGGTCAGCATTCACATCATTTAGCAGATTTTCCTGGTATCCGGCATTCGTGAAGACAGCTCCGCCACCGACAAAAGGTTCGATCAGGCGCTTCCCTTCTGGCAAATAGCGAAAGATTTGTTCCAGAACACCAAATTTTCCACCAGCCCATTTGAATATGGACCGTTCGAATTCTGCCGCTGGTTTAACTTTTCGCTCTTTTGTTTCACTTCCTTCTTTCTGCCGACATACGGCCTTAGTAATCCGATCGCCAATCCAGCGCATTACTGGTATTGCCATACTATTGCCGATCGCTTTGTAACGCGGTCCGTCAGCTGCAAGCATCGCGGCCTCTTCTTCGCTTAAATCTGGATAGTGATTGCGAAGATATGCCAGTTCATCTGAATTAACTTTTTTACGCTTTTCCGTCGGGATCAACGTATGCCCATCAGGAAAACCTTGCAGCCTTTCACATTCGACAGGGGTAAGACGGCGGACAGCTACTTCTGCGTTTCTTACTTCATAGCAAACAGCTGTTGGATTTTTAGCCATTAGAGATGGTGAAGTATTCTTAGTTGCAGCATGTTGTGTACCGCTCATACGCTCAGGAAAAGCCAATGTAACAAGATGCTCATGGCTTTCTTGCTCACGTGCCCGCAATGTACCATGCCCTTCTGACCAAAAACCTGCTCCTGTGCTGCTAAAAACGGCAAGGTCAGTGGCATCTTTAAAATCTCTTGCCTTTACTGTCGATGCGGTTTCATCGTCAATATATTCCCCAAATGCTGCCATCCTGAAAGCGTTTACGGCTTTCGTCGATTTCATACCGGGTGGCATGTCAGCGTGTAGGCATGGATTTAGGCTTTCGCCACTGATTGCAGCGCCATTTGCAATAATGGCGGAAGCGATTTCCTTCTTTTTTCGGCTCGGCGCAATATTCCGACGCACGCCTTCGAACTCAAAAAGTACCGTTGCGGGATCGAGGTCTGTTCGAGCACTTGCGACAACAAACACGCGTCGGCGTCGTTGTGCCACTCCGAAGTATTGGGCATCAAGGATTCTCCAGGCCACCTTTCGCTGCGGTCCATAAATACAACCACACTGCGGCCACTTTGGAGCATGGCAACCGGTTTTGCCATCCCACCGCCAGAACGCGTTACTTTTTCCTGATTCAGGTCGATCACCTGGTTCAAATGGCGCATCTTCTCCAGCCAATCCGGCAAGGAAACATCCGAAGGCGTTATCTGCCGATGACAGGACTCCTGGGACATTTTCCCAGACGATAACTGTCGGTTTGAGGAAGGACTCAGACCGTTTGTCGTCAATTGCATTTGCAAGCTCCACATACTTCAAAGTTAGCGCGCCGCGTTCATCATCAAGCCCACCACGTAAGCCCGCGATACTGAATGCCTGACAAGGCGTACCCCCGACGAGCACATCAGGGGATTCGATTTCCCCAGCCAGGACTTTTTTGGCAAGTTTTGTCATGTCGCCAAGGTTGGCGACATGGGGCCAGCGGTGCGCAAGAACGGCAGATGGAAAAGGCTCGATTTCAGCAAACCACGCCGGACGCATACCCAACGGTTCCCAGGCAATACTCGCGGCTTCAATTCCACTGCAAACAGATCCATAGCACAGCTCTTTCACTGCTTAGCCTCTCCACCAAGGGCATTTACCAGAGCATCAACCAGGCACGAAATTTCACTGGTCAACAGGAAGAAATCTGCGTCCAGTCGCTGCGCAACATCTTCACTATCAATATCAGAGTTCTGCTCAAGCAATTCATCCGCAAATTTGACGCTGGTAAGGCTGAAGTTATGGTCCAGTGTAAATTTAATGCGGTTCTGCCAGTCGAGTGCCAACTTAGTAACGAGCTTGCCAGCTTCCAGGTGTGTGGAAATTTCATCGCTTCCCAAATCCTGCTTTTTCACTCGGGCAATACCGCCATCCTCAAGCACTGCCTTAAGTTCTGCCGCATCCCCCATTTGAAATCCCTGTGGAGCACTACCATCACGTACCCAGTCGGTCAGCGTTAATTCAATGGGATTTTCAACACTCAGGGGAACAACAGGAAGAGAACCCAGAGACTTACGCATAAGCGCGAGCATATCCTCTGCCTGCCGCGCGCTGGCATTGATATAGATACGTTTAGTTGAACCGTCGTAGATCGCCTGGATAACAGAAAACTTTGAAAAAGCCCGTGGCAGAAGAGAATGCAGAACTTCGTCTTTCAGGGAGTCCTTCTCTGTTTTCTTCAGTTTACGCGCTTGTTCTTGCTCAAGTTTTTCAATTTTTTCTTGAATAGCTCGCTGGATAACCGGCGGGGGAAGAATTTTTGTTTCGCGCTTTGCTTCAACAAGGATAAAACCATTTCCATGCATAGCGATAACTTCGGAATTATCACCAAATGGAGATACAAAACCGAACTTGGCCATATCCTGACTACCGCATGGCGTGAAAAGGATCATTTTCTTTTTATCTTCTAAGTCGGTCAGATCCGCCTCACGAGAAAGTTTATAAATAGTAATGTTTTTCCAGTGCTTAAACATGTTGTAACCCTTGAATATCAACCACAGAAAGCTCGTCTTTGTAGAAAAAGGCCAGGTTGTGGCACCCCCTCGTTTGAGCGTATGAGCTGGGACCAATTTCGTTCTTCCAGACAAATGGCTTCAAATCCGTACGGCGAAGCATAAAAACGCGATTTGTTCCGCTCTGATTCCCAATGAGGCAAAAGCCTTCTTTCACCTTGATAGCCTGCAAGTTGTCGAGTTCACCGCTGGTTACACGGCTATCGAACTCTTTGCGGCTTATTAGCTCCATCTGCATCTGACGACTCCAAACAAATGCCCATTGAAGGGCGATGGCTGAATGGTACCGAAAATACGACATAAAAAACAATATTTATTAGAGCAATTTTGCAATAGTTGAACTCCATGTAGACCACAAACAACCTGAGTTAAAATAACGAAAATCAGAGCAAATAATTGGTGATGACGTGGCAAGTATTGCAACAAAAGACAGCATTTGTTCGGGGCACGGAGGATTCCCATCCAGGCCTCCTGTAGAGAGTGAACCACTACTTAAAGTCAACGGAGTCGAAGTGTTAGTTGATGGTAAGCAATATGCACAGCATACCGATGGAAACAGTACGCACGGTGGGCAAGCTATATCAACCAGGGCATGGTTTACCGTCAATGGTAAAGGGATCGTATGCGTTGGTGACCCTGTTTCATGCGGATCTACCGTAGCGTCCGGAGACGGCCTGGTTCAGGTAAGTTAGGAGATATCATGCTGGAAAAAGACTACCAGTTATCCGCATATAAAAAATTGGCCGCCGCCGGTGGGATGAAAACACCTGGTGCCATAACATCGGCACGAAACAGTGCTAACACAGCAAAACTGCTTGCAGAAGAATTGACCGGATTAATTCTGGATACAATTGTCTATCCCGACACTATTACCAGCTATGTTTCAACGATCAGAACAACCACAACCGGCTTAACGAACATTGGAGAACTGGCAACTAAGCACGCGGACCTGTTGGCTGGTTATGCAGATCTGTCAATGCTGCTTCAACTCGATATTGGTTGGGATGTTTACTGCCGTGCTAATGAGCGAGAAGTATCAGAACTGCCGATCTCTATTGCCATTGGTGATGTGACTATTACTAAATCGCTTGAGGACGCTGTAAACGCGCTTAATACATCAAGTTTAGTCGCTGCTATGGGGGAGATTAACCAGACCCTTAACACTGGCTCAGGAAGCTCGTCAGGCTCTGGTTCAGGCGGCGGCACTGCCACTCCCCCACCAGCACTAACAGAAGAGCAAATTGAATCTCTGAAAGTAGCAACTGAACAGTTTGGGGTTGTTTTCAACCAGACAACAGCGCCCACAACTGCGTTACAACAGCAGTATGAACGAGCGAATGAAAGCGCCAATGTAGCCATAACTGCTTATAACCATGCTATCGGTACTGCGCTTGCGGAAGCATCAGCAAATAAGGCCAGCACAGCCAGCGCAGTTGCTGCTTTGGTTCCTGATTCTGTTCTTGATGAATTAAACAAAGCGGCACAGTAACAAAGGACTTCATTGATAATTTTTCTTCAGGAGGAAGACATGTCATTCTTTTCTACGTTAAAAACAGCTTTGTCTTTGAAGGAGAAACTTGCTGCTACTGGTGTTCTTGTTCTGATTTGCGCACTTGTTGGTGCTGGGTTTGCATGGGAACGTCATCAGCTAAAGCAAGCCATGGAGAAAATTGGCAGTCTTGATCAGGCTGTTAAGGAACGTGATAAGTCAATAATGGATCTTAACCAGACCATTGAGACGATGAACAAAGCAGAGCAACATTTTCACAGCCAGGAAGTGAAAAATGAATCAGAACAAGCCAAATATGCTGACAGGCAAATGGAACGAAAAGCTGAAGTTCAGAAACAACTGGTTGCGGCGGGTAATGTTCGCCAGCGCATTCCTGCTGACACTCAGCGGTTGCTCCGGGAGTCGATCAGCGAATTTAACGCCGACGCCGACAAAGGTTAACCACCCTGCCCCCAAAAGTGCATTTATGTGCAGAATGCCAGAGTTTAGCAGTGAATATTTTGATGATCTGCCAGCGTATATCCTCGATACAGAAACGATGCTGATGGGGATTAACAGGAAGAATCGCAACGTTAATGATTACAACCGCGCTATCAGCGGTAACTAAAAGGGATTTTTATGTCTGATAAAGTAACAGTAAAGCAAACTATCAACAAAGCGACTTCAATCTACAAAATTGAGCACATCACTGTTGGCAAGCCAGGATCTGAACAATACCGTCATGCTTTCGAGCTTGCCGATCAGCTTGGTTTAAAACACCCGGATTGCATTGAGCATGTATTTCCGACCTATGCTGATGAGCAATGTACTCATGTTCTTACCGAAGAGGATTTTTTCAGCACTGAAGAACGAGAAGGCGTTGATCGCTGCATTGGTGTGATTTGTTCTTCGGTAAGTGATGAGTTATTCCCTAATGTGCCTGAATATGGTGGTATTGGATACCAATTCCTGTACGAGGGCGATGAGCTTAAATGCTATGAACATGGTCTTCTCATCGAAAGCGTAGAATAATACGACTCCCTTCCAACCGGCTACGTTGGCCGGTTTTTCACTTATCCACATTATCCACTGGATAGATCCAATAATCAGGTCCATACAGATCCCAATTAGATCCATATAGATCCCTGATCGTTGCAGGCCGCGCCACGTCTGGCTTAGAAGTGTATCGCGATGTGTGCTGGAGGGAAAACGATGTGTGCTGGAGGGATAAAAATGTGTGCTGACGGGTTGCTAATGTGTGCTGGCGGGATATAGGATGTGTGCTGACGGGAAAGCCTGGGTAGTTATCACCACTTATAAAAACTATCCACACAATTCGGAAAAAGTAATATGAATCAATCATTTATCTCCGATATTCTTTACGCAGACATTGAAAGTAAGGCAAAAGAACTAACAGTTAATTCAAACAACACTGTCCAGCCTGTAGCGTTGATGCGCTTGGGGGTATTCGTTCCGAAGCCATCAAAGAGCAAAGGAGAAAGTAAAGAGATTGATGCCACCAAAGCGTTTTCCCAGCTGGAGATAGCTAAAGCCGAGGGTTACGATGATATTAAAATCACCGGTCCTCGACTCGATATGGATACTGATTTCAAAACGTGGATCGGTGTCATCTACGCGTTCAGCAAATACGGCTTGTCCTCAAACACCATCCAGTTATCGTTTCAGGAATTCGCTAAAGCCTGTGGTTTCCCCTCAAAACGTCTGGATGCGAAACTGCGTTTAACCATTCATGAATCACTTGGACGCTTGCGTAACAAGGGTATCGCTTTTAAGCGCGGAAAAGATGCTAAAGGCGGCTATCAGACTGGTCTGCTGAAGGTCGGGCGTTTTGATGCTGACCTTGATCTGATAGAGCTGGAGGCTGATTCGAAGCTGTGGGAGTTGTTCCAGCTTGATTATCGCGTTCTGTTGCAACACCACGCCTTGCGTGCCCTTCCCAAGAAAGAAGCTGCACAAGCCATTTACACTTTCATCGAAAGCCTTCCGCAGAACCCGTTGCCGCTATCGTTCGCGCGAATCCGTGAGCGCCTGGCTTTGCAGTCAGCTGTTGGCGAGCAAAACCGTATCATTAAGAAAGCGATAGAACAGCTTAAAACAATCGGCTATCTCGACTGTTCAATTGAGAAGAAAGGCCGGGAAAGTTTTGTAATCGTCCATTCTCGCAATCCAAAGCTGAAACTCCCCGAATAAGTGTGTGCTGGAGGGCAGCTGCATTCAAAAAATGTGTGCTGCCGGGAAGGCTTGTCCAGTTTCCCGTTTTTGATGTGCGCTGGAGGGGGACGCCCCGCAGTTTGCTCAGACTTTCCCTCCAGCACACATCTGTCCATCCGTTTTTCCCTCCAGTGCACATGTAATTCTCTGCCTTTCCCTCCAGCACACATATTTGATACCAGCGATCCCTCCACAGCACATAATTCAATGCGACTTCCCTCTATCGCACATTCTGGTCTTGCATCATCCCTCCAGCACACATCTAATAGCCTCATCGCCATTTCTTTACGTGCAATAATTGACGCACGAATCAAAAAAAGTTGCACGTAGCAGAATCAAACGTACAATTCACTCATACGAAATGATAAGGAGATGATGATGAAACGCGATTACGGCGGTGTCGGCACCATAGCTCTTCGTGCAAGCGCATTACTTAAGGCCATGAGTCAGGATATTGAAGATCAGCGCAAAGAGTTCAATCAGACCGAGTATTATCAGACGTTCACTCGTAACGCTGTGGCAAAGTTGCCGAAGCTGAGCCGCCGCATTGTGGAGCAGGCCATCAAAGAGATGGAAGATGATGGGTACCAGTTCAACAAGAAACAGGTCGGTAACGTTGAACAGTACGCGCTGACCATCCAGAACGTCATTGATATCTATGCCCACCGTAAGATCCCCAAATATCGCGACATTCACAAATCGCCTTACGTTATTTTTGTCGTAAACCTGAAGGGTGGCGTATCCAAAACGGTTTCCACAGTCACGTTGGCGCACGCTCTGCGTGTGCATCAGGATTTACTGCGTCACGATCTGCGCATTCTGGTAATTGACCTTGACCCTCAGGCATCCAGCACAATGTTCCTCGACCATACTCACAGTATTGGTTCCATCCTGGAAACCGCCGCGCAGGCGATGCTGAACGACCTGGACGCGGAGACGCTACGCAAAGAGGTGATTCGTCCGACCATCGTTCCTGGCGTAGACGTGATTCCAGCCTCTATCGACGATGGCTTTGTTGCCAGCCAATGGAAAGAGCTGGTTGAAGAGCATCTTCCCGGACAAAATCAGTACGAAATCCTTCGACGCAATATCATTGATCGTGTTGCGGATGATTATGACTTTATCTTTATTGATACCGGTCCACACCTGGATCCGTTCCTGCTCAACGGTCTGGCGGCCAGCGATTTGCTGCTTACCCCTACCCCACCAGCCCAGGTTGACTTCCACTCAACACTGAAATATCTCACCCGTCTGCCAGAAATGCTGGAGCAACTGGAGGAGGAAGGCGTAGAACCGCGTTTGAGCGCCAGCATTGGTTTTATGTCGAAGATGACCGGCAAGCGCGATCACGAGACATCACACAGCCTTGCGCGTGAGGTTTACGCCAGCAACATTCTGGACTCTTCTCTGCCTCGTCTGGATGGCTTTGAGCGATGCGGCGAGTCTTTCGACACCGTAATCAGTGCCAACCCGCAATCGTATCCAGGCAGTGCAGAGGCGCTGAAGAAGGCACGAACCGAGGCCGAGCGTTTCACTAAGGCTGTGTTTGATCGAATTGAGTTTGTTAGGGGTGAGGCGGCATGAAAAAAATAGTTTCCCGTGGACGAGTGCTGGGCAAGAATAGCTCCGAGTTTGCTCGCATGCTTGAAGGCAGTGAAGGCACCAAAACCTTTACCCTAAAATCTGGCCGCCAAGCTAAATTCTTGCTTACCGTCGTGCTGAGTGGTGAGATTGAGTCGCGCACGTTCGTTGACCCGGCAGTTAACGGCCGCGATCAGTCTCTGCTCACCCCTGAGTCGGTAAGCGATATTTCCCGCACCATTAAATTGCAACAGTTCTTCCCTGCTATCGGTCGTATGGTTGGGGAGCGCATTGAGGTATTGGACGGATCGCGTCGCCGTGCTGCGTGTATCTTCAATGAAACGAAATTTGAGATTCTGGTGACGAAAGATGAGATCAGCCTGGCGGATGCCCGCCAGCTGGCCATTGATATCCAGACAGCCCGCGAACACACTCTGCGCGAGCTGGGTAAACGCTTCGAGGTTATGTACGGCAAGAATATGACCAAAGAAGAGATCGCCCGAGCTGAGAACATCTCAAAGGCTAAAGTGACGCGAGCTTTCCAGGCTGCGGCAGTGCCGGATGAGATGATTGCTGTCTTCCCTGTTGCCAGCGATCTCGCACTGCCTGATTACCAGTTGCTGCTCCAGATCGCCGAGGATGCTAACGCTAAAAGCGTGTCGATTGAAGAGCTGGTTGATACGGTGCGCGAACGAATTGCAGAGACTGAGGGCGCGAAAGAGGATAAAGCGAAGATACTGGCTATCTTCAAAGCGGAAAGCAAAAGCCTGAAGCCCGCGCCGGTTAAATCTGTGGTGGTTGAGAAGCTGCGAGACTTCTCTGACCGTCGCCAATATGCCCGAAAGAAGTCCGATCCGAAAAAGCGGGTTGTCGCCTACGAGTTCTCCAGACTCCCGTCTGAAGTGCAAACTGAAATTGACGAAGCAATAAAAAAAATCATTGGGAAAATGTCTGCTGGGGAATAATCCCGCTGGTGGGAGGCGGCTTTAGCCCCCTCCCCTGTCTAAAATGTCCCGCGTCTATTTCATGTGTAAATATATGATATATATAGATATTAATGAAAAATTTCAGACTGAAATTCCCACGGTTTCACGCCTGTTTTACTTGCCCCCCTCCCCCGCACAAAAAATTTAAAAAATTACTTTTAGCGAGAAAGTCAACAAGTGACTTTCAATAAAATCTCTTCCGAAAAGGGATTCACACAAGTGCCTTGTGTTTAAGGAAGAGTAAATTGAGTAACTTACGCGAATACCAGAATCGTATTGCAGATATCGCAAAACGCTCTAAAGCTGTGCTTGGCTGGGCAAGCACTGCGCAGTTCGGTACTGATAACCAATTCATTAAAGATGATGCCGCGCGTGCCGCATCTATCCTTGAAGCTGCACGTAAAGACCCGGTTTTTGCGGGTATCTCTGATAATGCCACCGCTCAAATCGCTACAGCGTGGGCAAGTGCACTGGCTGACTACGCCGCAGCACATAAATCTATGCCGCGTCCGGAAATTCTGGCCTCCTGCCACCAGACGCTGGAAAACTGCCTGATTGAGTCCACCCGCAATAGCATGGATGCCACTAATAAAGCGATGCTGGAATCCGTCGCAGCAGAGATGATGAGCGTTTCTGACGGTGTTATGCGTCTGCCTTTATTCCTCGCGATGATCCTGCCTGTTCAGTTGGGGGCAGCTACCGCTGATGCGTGTACCTTCATTCCGGTTACGCGTGACCAGTCCGACATCTATGAAGTCTTTAACGTGGCAGGTTCCTCTTTTGGTTCTTATGCTGCTGGTGATGTTCTGGACATGCAATCCGTCGGTGTGTACAGCCAGTTACGCCGCCGCTATGTGCTGGTGGCAAGCTCCGATGGCACCAGCAAAACCGCAACCTTCAAGATGGAAGACTTCGAAGGCCAGAATGTACCAATCCGAAAAGGTCGCACTAACATCTACGTTAACCGTATTAAGTCTGTTGTTGATAACGGTTCCGGCAGCCTACTTCACTCGTTTACTAATGCTGCTGGTGAGCAAATCACTGTTACTTGCTCTCTGAACTACAACATTGGTCAGATTGCCCTGTCGTTCTCCAAAGCGCCGGATAAAGGCACTGAGATCGCAATTGAGACGGAAATCAATATTGAAGCCGCTCCTGAGCTGATCCCGCTGATCAACCACGAAATGAAGAAATACACCCTGTTCCCAAGCCAGTTCGTTATCGCGGCTGAGCACACGGTACAGGCGGCGTATGAAGCACAGCGTGAATTTGGTCTGGACCTGGGTTCCCTACAGTTCCGCACCCTGAAAGAATACCTGTCCCATGAACAGGATATGTTGCGTCTCCGCATCATGATCTGGCGTACTCTTGCGACCGACACCTTTGACATCGCTCTGCCGGTTAACCAGTCCTTTGATGTATGGGCAACCATCATTCGTGGCAAATTCCAGACTGTATATCGCGACATTATTGAGCGCGTTAAATCTTCTGGTGCGATGGGGATGTTTGCTGGTGCTGATGCAGCATCTTTCTTCAAACAGTTGCCGAAGGATTTCTTCCAGCCAGCCGAAGACTATATCCAGACTCCGTATGTTCACTACATCGGTACCCTGTTCGGTAACGTGAAAGTGTACGAAGTACCTGCTGGTATTTGTAAGAACTTAACGACAGAGAACATTCAGTTCAGCTCGATGGATGTGCTGTGCTACGTCCGTGATGAAAATCCGGGTAAAGCAGGCTTCGTGACTGGTGATGCTGTCCCGGCCATCCCGTTCCAGCATCCGACCACTCCGGCGCTGGTCAACCGTACCACGCTGTGGGGTTCGGCTATCAACGATATGCACCCACGCAACGGCGCTGATTACTTCACTCGTGTAACGCTGACAATGGCCAAAAAAGGCGGGCTTAACTTTATAAGCGGCGACACGATTGATGCCGGTGACTCTGAGTAATCAGGGGAAGTTCTCCGTTTAACATAGCGCCCCCGTGCGGGGCGCATAGCAGGGAAAGTTATGTCTCAATATTCAATTCAACAGTCATTAGGTAATGCATCCGGCGTCGCTGTTAGCCCGATCAATGCCGATGCGACGTTATCTACCGGTGTTGCATTAAATAGCAGCTTGTGGGCTGGTATTGGCGTATTTGCGCGTGGCAAGCCGTTTACTGTTCTTGCGGTTACTGAGTCCAATTACGAAGATGTTCTCGGCGAACCGCTGAAGCCGTCTTCCGGCTCACAGTTCGAACCAATTCGCCATGTGTACGAAGCTATTCAGCAAACGTCTGGTTATGTTGTCCGTGCTGTTCCGGATGATGCGAAGTTCCCGATTATTATGTTCGATGAATCAGGCGAACCGGCTTACAGTGCGTTGCCATACGGTTCTGAAATTGAACTTGATAGCGGCGAAGCCTTTGCTATCTACGTTGATGATGGTGATCCGTGTATTTCACCTACCCGTGAGTTAACCATCGAAACGGCAACAGCGGACAGCGCAGGTAATGAACGCTTCCTCCTGAAACTGACCCAGACGACTTCGCTCGGCGTGGTAACGACCCTGGAGACACACACTGTGTCTTTGGCGGAAGAAGCAAAAGATGACATGGGCCGCTTGTGTTATCTGCCTACGGCTCTGGAAGCCCGTTCTAAATATCTGCGCGCGGTTGTTAATGAAGAGCTGATTTCGACAGCGAAAGTAACAAACAAAAAATCGTTGGCGTTCACTGGCGGTACCAACGGCGATCAGTCGAAAATCTCAACCGCTGCGTACCTGCGTGCGGTTAAAGTGCTGAATAATGCGCCGTACATGTACACCGCTGTTCTTGGCTTGGGCTGCTATGACAATGCGGCTATCACCGCATTAGGTAAAATCTGTGCAGATCGCCTGATTGATGGCTTCTTTGATGTCAAACCGACATTGACGTACACGGAAGCGATCTCTGCTGTTGAAGATACCGGTTTACTTGGTACCGATTATGTAAGCTGTGCTGTCTATCACTACCCGTTCTCCTGCAAAGACAAATGGACCCAATCCCGTGTGGTCTTTGGTCTGTCTGGCGTGGCGTATGCGGCGAAAGCTCGTGGCGTCAAGAAAAACTCTGATGTCGGCGGTTGGCATTACTCACCGGCTGGTGAAGAACGTGCCGTCATTGCTCGTGCGTCAATTCAACCGCTGTATCCGGAAGATACCCCGGACGAAGAAGCAATGGTCAAGGGCCGTCTCAATAAAGTATCTGTTGGTACCTCTGGCCAGATGATCATCGACGATGCTTTAACTTGCTGCACGCAGGATAACTATCTGCACTTCCAGCACGTCCCATCCCTGATGAATGCAATCAGCCGTTTCTTTGTCCAGTTAGCCCGACAGATGAAGCATAGCCCGGACGGTATTACTGCGGCTGGCCTGACTAAAGGGATGACCAAACTTTTAGATCGCTTTGTCGCCTCCGGCGCTCTGGTGGCTCCTCGTGATCCTGATGCTGACGGTACAGAACCGTATGTGCTGAAAGTTACGCAGGCGGAATTCGATAAATGGGAAGTAGTCTGGGCCTGCTGCCCGACTGGCGTAGCCCGTCGTATCCAGGGCGTACCGCTGCTTATTAAGTAAGGGAATACAATGAGCAAAAACTTTTTTCAATCCGGGGCATTTTTGGGGAATGGACTGTCTCGTTTCGCTTTGAACTCTGATCCTGTGCAGCTGATGGAGTCTGCCCGAGCAAGCGCCGAACCGCCAACAGATCCGGTTATTAATAATAATCCGGAACCGGCGGCACAGACTAACGATAACGTTCCATCTGCCCCGGCTCCTGAGCAAATCCTGGAAGGGAAAGACGGTAAAGAATGGACCGTCGAACAGGCGCACCAGATGATTCTGGAAGCTGCAAATCGAAGTGCTATGCAAAATGCGTTGAGTGATGCGGCCGACGCCGTTTTCGCCTGGGCTGATAGCGGTGATCTGACTTTCGACTCCCTTGATGGTTTCGTTCAGGCTATCGCTGGTATCTCTGATGACGACGACTCCGAAGTTACAGAAGAACAGGACGATGCCTATAACGAAGCATGGGCAAATGTTGCTGACTTCCTCGCAGCATGCGGTGTAGATGATGACCTGATCGAAGCACTGGCTGACGATGAAGACGACGACGCAGCTGCTGATGTTGGTGCCTCTATCGCTGGTTTAGATAGCGACGACCGCGACGAACTGGAAGCGGCGTTTGTTGTTGCTGGCACTTCTGATGAAATGCTGACTGAAGCATTTAAGAAGGTTGTTCGTAACGGTGAGATCAAACTCATCCGTAAACGCCTGCGTAAAAAACGTCTGACTGCGGCTCAAAAATCGGCGCTGAAAAAAGCGCGTCGAAAAGCCCAGACCGGCGCGGCAAAACTTGCCCGCAAAAAGTCAATGAAACTGCGCCGTAAGCGCCTTGGCTAAAGGAGGAGGCCGGAGAACTCCGGCCTTTAACTTGAATGGCACCTATACCTTATGGGGTTTACAGCCAGGCTGACGGTGTATCGCCATTTCTGAAAGTTACTTTGACGAACTCTCAGTACCAGGTTACCGGATATATCAGCCAGGGGGCGGCAATGAACATGGCCCAGAATTGGGAAGCGCCGTTTACCGGTATGTCCATGGGATCTGTTGCTGGTGCCTTCAGTGGTTTTGCGCAGGTTGGTACTGAAACAACGTCGGTTGCCCGTTGGAACAGCTTAATGGTTTGGGAAGGGGGAACACCGCCGACTTTCACGCTGCCAGTAACTTTCATCGCTTTGTTTGACCCATTCACGGAGGTTTCAGGAGCTATCGCCGCATTGTCAGCGATGATTAGCCCGGAACTTAAAGATGCCAGTATTGGTGGTCGAATCCCGGAGCGCGTGACGCTAAACATTGGTCGCCGGATCAACATCATTGATGTCGCTATCCAGGACATAAGTTTCGATCTCGATGCGCCCAGGGACAGCAATGGGCATTTCCTGAAAAACACCGTCAACCTCCAGTTGACCGGTTCTTCGATATATAACAGCTCCGATATTGTTCGGGCGTTCCAGTAAAAGGATTTTATATGGGGCACAATAACACTAAGGGAAACCGTAAATTTATTAAGGGCCGCTATACTGCCAACGCGGCCAAAGGCGAACGACTGGTATCTTCTGAATTCCAGCTCACTTTTGCAGGCCATGAAGATATCAGCGTACTGGTTCGCACGTCGCAAATTCCTGAAATGACCCGCGAGGATGTGGAGGACTATGGTCCGAATGGTGTGAAGTTCAACCAGCACGGGCCAATTCGAAACTCTGGGGAAATCCAGGTCCAGTGCGTGGAGACTATCGAAGGCGATATTCTTCAGTTCATCAAGGATCGCATTGCGGCGAAGGACTATGTTGATATCACGATGGCTGCTACCCCTGAATCCAAATCTTCCGGGGTTAACGCTGTGACAAAAGCTGCTACAACAATTGAAATGTTGGACTGCAAAATCTACAGTGATGCAATCGACTTTAGTACCGAAGATGTGACTGCCGCTGTGCG